AGGGAGCGCTATGATGCGCTCCCTTATTTTTTTTTTTTTGTTAAATTTTTTCTCCATAAATTTCTTCATACATTTTCTTTACATTTTTCTTCATTCCTACCAAAATAGAGTTTATAAGCCCTGTTTTAATTGCACTAAATGTCATACGTGCGCCAAGGCTTATGACCCCGAGATAAGCATCAATTTTGTCTTCAGGATCAGATAACAGGTAAGGTTCTTTTCCCTCTTCCCATACATCACAAGTAATTGCTTTACAAGCAATGAATGCTGCAAGTTTATCACCAATTGAGAAAGTGTCCCTATATTTAATATAAATTTCTATTAAAATTCCATCTTTAGGCACTTTGGTCCCTTTTACTTTACCACTCAAGCCCGGATCAATATAATATACTTCAGTTAACGGAACATCAACTTCATTGGGGTTGACGTGAGAGGAGATTGCTTTAAGTCTATTTTTATTTTCTCTCTCATAATAATTAATAATATCTTGTACAGATTTACTATATCGTTCTTTTGGGGCGGTATAATATATCTTAATATCTTCAATTACTCCATTATATTTAGACGATATAATATTTCTTGAAGCTTCGTCCACATCGTAATTAAGATCTTCATCTTGTACAAGATTAAGGAATTTATTAACAAGATCTTCTTCATATGAAGTGTCAAATATAATTAAGGGGTCGTTAACTTCTACTGTATCATTTTTCTTTACCATCTTTGAAATATTTGCATTAGGACCAAGAACGATGTCCTTTTTAATAACAATATGCGAACTGAGTTTATCAGAAAGGCGTTTGGAAATTTTTGTAGAATCTTCAAATGTTTTAGAAGAATAGACAAGAGCAACCCGCGCTAATGGACCATGTATGAATACAGGATCTCCTGTCCATTTATCAATAGTGAAGAACTCTGGGTTATGTGCAATGAGTTTTCCAGCTTTAAATTTTTCGCCCTCTTTGACAAGAGGTTCAAGTTTATTAGATACAAAGAACCCCGAACCGGAGTTTTTACCGATTTCAGGTTGCAGATTCAATACATCTTTAGTTCCATCATTATATTCCAGAACCAAAAGTTTATTTTTATCATCGATTTTGAGAACTTTACCATCTTTTTTCGCTTTAAATACGAATGTATCTCCAATTATATGAGGCAAAACTTTTTCAAATCCGGTATACACTAGATTTCTATCAGAGCCTACGCAAGCAAGTGTATGTCTGGATTGAGCAGAAGACATTGCAACCCGCTCCGGCTCATCTGATGTTATGGAGAATGGTAATGCGGCTTCTGCACCGCTGGCCAGATTAGAGGTTGTAAGTTTATTTAACTCTTCTTTACTTTCGACTACGTCAATATACCCACGAGAAGATACAATTCTTGCATCAACGGTAAGAGTACGAGCAATGCCAACCGACCCGGAAATCGGAGACGCTTGCGATATTACACCGGCCATGGTTGGATGGAAAGAACGTTTTGCAAGGTTGAACGATCTGTCTTTATTCATACCGGCCGGACCTTTAAATGTCGTACTTCTCATCAAGTCAATAGTGTATAATGGGTTAAGGTCGCTATAGTCTTTAGTGACTTGGTTTGTAAGAATTTTAACAATAACAGCATCTTTCTTAACAGAAAATTTCTTTGGAATAGACTTATCCGCAGTAAGGCGGTAATCTCCATAAGCTTTTGATAGAACGTCATACAAAAATGCAGCTACCATCTCATTAGATCTTATTCTATGCATCCTCATATCGCCTTCATGTGTATACGAATTGTCTTCAAGCAGAGAGTTGGCGTAGAGGAATACATCAATGAAGTCAGTAGGAAGATTAAAGTCTCTAAGAATTTCTTCAGTAATAGGATCAATGAACAATTGTTGATAGTTCTCGAATGCATATCCAATATTACTACGACCAAAGAGTGTGTCGAAGATCTCATGATAGACATCTTTGGTCAAAAATTGTTTTATTTCATACATTTTTGTAGGCACTTCTACAAGACCATTCATAAGAAGAGTATTTCTAAGTGGATATACATCATAAATCAGCCACGCATCTGAAAATTCAATAATTTCTTCTTTGCCTTTATTATAACGAGGGGTATTAGGAGATTCTTTTTTAGATATAATTTTGTAATTGATGTTTGCACGTTTCATGAGATTCAAAAGTCCGATAAGATATGCCAGTAAGAGAACAACCGGCACTCTCTTTTCCATAATCAAAGATCTCGAATACATATATTTTTTACCTTTAGAAATCGATTTATAAATATCTTTAAAAGATTGGTCATAATGGGAAATTTCATTAGCGATGAAATCAATAAGGTCAAGTTCTTTATCGGGTTTCTTATTTTTATCAGTACCAAGCACCACATTGTTAGTGGTGTCAAACCATATGACTTCATTTTTATTAGTAATAGCCAAAGGAATTATATGATCAGTTCTATCTGGAAGAGGATATTTTAATTTTTCCATTTCTTTTCTGATATCATTCATGGATAAATAGATAGTCATATGGGGAAGAATAATTTTCCTATATTTAGATGCGACTTCATCATATTCGATAGTAGTTATATAAGCACTATTACCTTTTGCGGAACCCATTTCCAATTTAACTTTATTACTGGAAAGTTGTGAGAATTTCTTATACAATTCGATAACTTTTGGAGAAATATTCTGCCCGAATCGAGTGATAAATGTTTTCTTATAGTTAGTAGCAATTTGTACAGTATCAGGAGCAGTTTTAATAATAGGGAGCGGGATAATTTGATTGACCATGATCTTTTTATTCCCGCCGATTTTCATAAATCGCCCATTTATAAATTTAGGAAGAAGAACAGTAAAGTTATGTCTTTTTCCATTTTCATCTTCAAAGATAAATGTATATTCTTCTACCTTATTAAGAGGATCACTTACATCCTTAACTTTTGTGTCGATCAAATAAAGAGGTCTATCTTTATATTGAAGGCTTGTCATCATAGAAACAATATCTTTCTTATAATGATTTTTTAAGTATGCCTCATCAAAATTCGGGAAAGTCATCTTTTTTAAAGATGGATTGATAGTATTGATAGGAAATTCAACAGGATCAATTTTGTTAGATTTCGCACGAGATTGAATTTCTCCAATAGTCATATCATCAATTTTAAGATTTTTCATATTTTTAACAAGCTGCATTTCCCTGGCAAGTCTTGGTTTAGACCTCGGTAGAGTTTCATTCAACTGAGTATTAACTTTTTCAAGTTCCAGCTCTAATGGGGTTACGACAAAGTCAGGAATATTTTCTATTTCTTTATCCCTTAACGGAGCTGCAATCTTGTCTGCAGTTTTATTTATAAGATTATCCAAAGTTTCATCATCGAGATCCTCATCATTTACTAATTCATCGATTTTTTCTTTTAATTTGGTACGATTTTTTGCCTCAATAATTTCCTCAAGTTCATCCTCATCAGCGAGAGATTCGATATCTTCTCCTTCTTTAACAGGCCGAAGTTTAAGCCAAAGAGTTCTAAATACTTTATAAGTATCCTCATCAAAAGTTTCTGGAAGCATGAAGAATATTTGTCTATGGAATATGAAGAAAAACTTCCATCCCGAAAAATTCTTTGAAAAATACGAAGGATCTTCTTTCAATTTATGATAGAATATAGAAATAAAATTATCCGTCCGTCTAAGGTTAAAAATTGTCATATCTTTTATATCTTTTACCCAATAATCAATTGGGATGAATATACATTTATTATTGTAAGCAGACATATCAATTTTCTTAGTAATAAATTCTTTAAAGAGTCTGAAATATTCGTTAACCCTTCTCATACCAATTCTGGAATCTTTGTTATCAAAAAATTCTTTAGTAAAGAAACTCATATCATGAATATAGTTTCTACCTTTAATTATACCATAATTCAATGCTATTCTAAGATCAGGAATAATATTCTGTAAACGTTCTTCAAACATTTCTTTTAATTCAGTCTCAGGGATTCGATACCTGACAACTCTATTGTAGATCTTATAGTTAAATAACTTCTCATGGTAATAGAATCTTACAAGTCTCAGATCCCACATTGGATTTGTAAAAAATTTCAACGTATCTTCTTCTGTCTTTACAATAGGCACATATACAGTTCCCTTTTCTTTACCCTTAACATTAAGTGGCAGGCGATATTTTACATTGCTTCTGTAAATGATATTAGGTTTCAGAAATCTTATATCTATCAATATTATCAGTCCCTTCCTATATATTATAGATTATTTTGGTGTTTTCATTATTTAATTTACCTAAAAATTTTTCATACATAATTTAAAACGGTCAGAATTGCGTTATATTTATATATTATTATATTGTGCTATAAACGTATTATTAATACAATCAAGAAAGAAGGTAGATTCATGGCTATAGCAGTTACAGACGTAAATAAATCCACTATTATGAAGATGCTTCAAGTAGATGTATTTGGATTTTCTGCTGAAGAAATTGAAGAAAAGGCAAAAGAAGTTCATAATCTTGTAGTAAATGGCGATGATAGTCAAATTTCTTCTTCTAAATTTGTTGGAGGTTATGGCAGGACGAGTTCCGGCTGTATTGCTATCTATTATAATGGATATTTTGATAATAAAGGAAATAAATCTTCTAAAAGTAAGCGCAAATAATTAACTCCAGATGTGTAATTAAAAATCATACTACAAACTAAGTATAAATCCATCAAATTTATCACAAGGGAGCGAATGAAAATGAAAGTACGAGTGTTGAGTGTCGAAGACACGATCAAAAAACTGCAAGAAAAGAACCCTTCGCCGCGGAAGGTGTTCAACAAAACGGAACTGACTGCCATCGTGGAGGCGGTCCTGAGCGACCCGAACTATGTCGCTCAAAACATCAAGATCAAAAAAGGGCAATTCATCACGGAAGATCGGCGGCTTAGCGCCGAATTCAAGAAGGCTCTTGCTGAAATTCTGAAACATCTCGGCCTGAACAGCAACGAAGCCTTGTCGGCGCTGGAAAACTACAAGGTGCCGAAGTCTTTGGCATCCGTTGTCATTGATGCTGTCCACCATGCCGACCATCTGTACATGGACAAAGTGGGCAAGGCCGTCAAATTCTTCGGCGTCAGCGACGTGGATCAAACGTTCTTCATGCGCGATTTCGAAGAGCGGACGCGGCGCAGTCATGTTCCGAACCAAAAGGACGCCAATGGTAATCCGGTTGTCCGGAATATCAAATTCAACAAACACCGGAAGATCGCCACGAAATCCCGGTACAATCCGTCGATCAAAATGCTGCTGAAATGATCAGCGACCGGCCGACCGCAGAAGGGTTCATTCCCTTCTGCGGTTATTTTTTTTTTGTAATTTTGAAATAAAAACACCATAATAACGAAAAGGAGGTGTACATATTGGCACTTTCGAAATCTTATTTGTCCAATCTGGGCAAATCATTATACTACTCTGCAAAAGAAGTAGTTAAAAATCAAATGCCAATTTTGACTGGTACTTATGAAAATAATAAAGAAATTTTTTCATCTGGAATTGAGTATACAAGAAGATTTGTGGCATCAAAAGGTGCAAGCAGCACCCATTCTTTAAGCAATATGGCTTCTCAATTTTTAAAAGATCTTGATGAGCTCAAGAAAAATGCATTTGAAGATCTTCGTTCTGGAAAATTAAATAACTTAGATCGTCAAATGGAGGAACTTGAAAAACAATTTGGCGGAGGATTCGATAGCGATCACGATTTTAGTTTTACCGACGCCGAAATTTCTTTCGAGGAAGATGAAAATTCTATTTCTATTAAGAATTCCCAAATTAGTGAAAAGAATTCCAATATGAGAACTAAAGCTTTAATGGAAACCATTATAGATTCTTCTGAAAAAACTGCCAACTATATAGTTGGCAATAATAGAAAATTGAATAGCATGTTTATGACTCTCTCTGCTCAAATGCATACTGAGACTATAAAAATGATGAGCGATACGAACAAGCTTTTGACTTCCATTGTTGAGTTTCAAAATAATCAAATTATTGATCACATGAATAAAACTCTTACTTTCTATGATAATGTACTTCAAGAATTAAGGGAAATTAAACAAGGTTTAATACCTAAACCTGAAGAAACGAAAAACCGTCCTATTACTTTTGATGATATTCTTACGAGCAGTGGATTAAATTTGAGAGCATATGGGGAACTGATTAAAAAGAATTTTTCTAATTGGTTTGGAGGAACTACTTTAGGATTAGCGTTCTCCATGTCTAAAATGGCTGGAGATCAAGGCGTGTTTGGCGCTATTAAAAGCAATCCTATCGGGACAGTTCTCCAACTTATGATGTCCGGCCTGCTTCCGAAATCTGTCAAGACTGCAATGACTAAGCTTGATAATTCTTTAGCAGGTTTATTTTCAGCAATGATTCTTAGACTTAATAATATGAAAAATGATTTTTATAGTCCTTTCAGAGATATGATCGGATCTGTATTAGGAATAGATGTTCCGGGTAAAAGATCCATTGATACGTCCAAATTCCATAAAGATATGATGCAATATAATGGACGGGCAGATAAAGCTATTACTGAGGTAATTCCAACTTTATTATCACATATTTTATCAGCCATTCAAGGAAGCAATAAGGTAATGCTGTATAACTATTCTAGTGGGAAATTTGTTGAAAAAGCCTCCGTTTCTTCTGAGCACGATAGTAGAATTCGCAGAAGCGCATTATTTGATATGTATGATTTAAGGTATGCTCTTAAAAATAGACTTGCTCAAGTCCAAGGCGGAACTTCTGAGTTCATGATGGATGAGCTTGACACTTTTCTTGAATATATCGCAAATGCGGGGAAATTTTATAATCCGTATCAGACAAAGAGCGCAAATGATTTAAGCGGTCTTAAACTCAGAGATTCCCGTTCATATAATCTTATAAGGGCAGCATTCATGAGTCTTCCAAAATCAATGCAAAACAGGATAGCTACTGAAATTATAAGAGGTCGTATGGGATCGAGAAAAGTTATTGAAAATATTGAAGAAGAACTCAAAGAATCTGGTCTTGGAATAGCATATTCGGGTCTTCAATCTCCATCTATCCGAGTTAATACTTCTTATTCTATATCAAATAAACTTTTGCGGGATATTAAAAATATCCTTATTGAGGGAATCAAAGTCGTTCAAATAGGTTATACTCCTGCTGCACCTACTGTTATTAAAAGAATTATGGGGCGGAAACTTGACAGAACTAATTACAATGTCACTACAGGAACTTCCACAAGTCAACCATCGGTTGCAACTAGCTCTCCTACCCCTCAAGGTAAAAGCGAGTTAGAGCAAGCCTTCCAAAAAAGTGAACAGCAATTACTTCGCGAGATGGCTATGGGAGCTGATCTCAGCTACTCTCCATCTCGTGCAGGATTCAAGAACTTTGTTGAAAGAGTGACGAGTGAGAAATCTTTAAGGAATAAATTTAGGGTAATTAGAGAAAGTGTATCTCCAGGTAATATTATCTCCAAAGGGATAAATAAACTTGACGAGTTTATCCATACGATATTATTTGGAAGTCACGGAAGAGAATCTTCCGATGATGAAGACGGTGATGGGGACGGAGGTCCCGCTTCAAGAAGCTTTTTCTCAAGAATGACTCAAAGAATATCCAATGCTATAGATAAATCGGTAAAATGGGTCGAAAGAAGAATCTTGACCCCGCTCCATGAGAAATTCTTTGGAGAAAACGGAATATTTACTAAATTCCAAGAAAGATTTACTCCATTTGTTGAAAAATTTAAGGATTTAGCAAGGTCTAAGTTTGAAAAATTTAAAGAATTCTTTATGGGTTCTTTAAATAAGGAAGGTTTCTACACGGGTGGCATTTTTGCTGATATTGCAAATATGTTTAAAGATCAATCTAACCAGATAAGACATTTCTTTACTGGTGCAGGTTATACTAAATCCACTGGGGAAGTTGTGCCTGAGAATAAAGATACTTCTGTATTTGCATATGTGAAGAAATACACTAAAAATATTATGGAAAATATTAAAACTGGTTTATTTGGTACTAAATATGAAGTCGATGAGGTTGATCCTGAAACTGGAGAGGTAAGAAAAGTTACGAGACGTAAGAAAGATGGTATTCTTTCAGCAGTTATGGATCAACTTAAGAGAACTTATCAAATATTTGATAACCTTTTTAAATCTAAGAAAGATGAGTCTGAAGAAGATGTTCAAAAGAATATAGAGCAATGGAAAAGAGAGCTTAAGGGATTCTTACCAAAAGGACTTGCAGGTGGGGCATTAGGTGCAGTATCTAGTGCTATATTACCTGGCGGTCCGGTGATGTGGGGTATCCTTGGTTCTACTGTCGCGTTTGCTAGCCATTCTAAAAAATTCAGGGAATTTTTATTCGGAAATGATGAAGAAGGCAGACCCGGAATAATCCCGGCACACTATAAGAAAATTTTGAACGAAATAAAACAAAGTCTTCCTTCTATAATGGGCGGGGGGATAGTTGGCCTTGGTGCAAGTCTCATTCTCCCAGGTGGTCCATTATTGGGCCTTACCCTTGGCTCTGCTATCGGCTTCGCAGCAAGCTCTAAACGTATGCAAGAATGGTTGTTTGGTAAAACTGATGAGAATGGTAATATTATAACTAAAGGAATTCTTGGGCCAGAATTTAAGGAACGAATTAAAGAAGTAGCCCCAGCAATGGGAGCCGGTGGAATTCTTGGGATGGGTGCTAGCATATTCTTACCCGGAGGGCCATTACTCGGATTGACCATCGGTTCTGCGTTGGGGTTTGCTTCTAAGTCTAAGAAAGTTCAAGAATTGTTATTTGGTAAGACTGACGCAGATGGTAATATTATTACTAAAGGTTTGATTTCTCCAGCTATGCGCGAAAAAATTAATGAAATGCTGCCTAAAGGTATGGCCGGTGCAGTATTTGGCGCATTGTCTGGATTGGTTAAAGGATCGTTCTTACCTGGTGGACCGCTTGTTGGTGCAATGGTAGGCGCATCCCTGTCAATATTAGCAACTTCAGACAAATTTAAAGAGTTTATGTTCGGTAAAGTAGACCCTGAATCCGGAAAACGGGTTGGGGGATTGCTTGGAAATGTACGGGATTTTGTTCGTGATGAATTCTTAATTCCATTTAAAGGATGGGTTAAGAAGAAAGGTAAAGTTGTTGGCGAGTGGTTTGATGAAGCTATTAAAGCTCCGTTGATGTCTGCAATGCAACCTCTTAAAGCAGCATTCGGGGTTATTGGTAAAAATATTAAAGATGCATGGACCGACCTCAAGAAATCTTTTGTAAATGCTTTCCATGAAGTATTTACGAAGAATGTTGGTATTCCTCTTAAGAATTTCATTAAGGAGAATATAACTGATCCTCTGAAACGCACCTTGGATAAGTTCTTTAACTTCCTTGGTAGAGGATTATCTATGATTCTCACTGCTCCTATAAAGGGCCTAACCTTATTTGCAAAGTCTATTATAGATTCTGAAGCTGAGAAGACTGGAATGTCATCAGATGAAATTATTCAAAAGTATGGTGGGGAGAAAGATGAGCCGTCTGCTACTGGTGTGAAAACTAGTACGATGGTAAGTAAAACAAAAGAAATTATCTCTAAAGCTAGTATTGCTGGACTTTTGCCCGGTCCACAAATTGCAGGATATTTGCCTCCTGCAATGCCGCACCCAATGCATGGAGATAATATAGGCTATATGTTAAGAATTAACACATCCGCAGGAACTGGAGCTCCTAACAGCGCAGTAGCCCAGGCATTTGCTGAAGGTCAATCTAAGAACGTTGAAAGTATTAATCAAGAAAATGCCGGAATACCTAACGGTTATTATAGAACTATGCTTGATTATGTTAAAGATATAAGAGATGAAGTACATGGACAATTAGACGGCGTTGGTTACAACGTCGAAACTATAGCAAATATCTTACTTGATCAATTTGGTCATCCTAGTGTATTTGCGAAAGGTATTAAAGGAGTAAGGGGTAACCTTAAGCGAAGAGGATTTATGGGTCGTCTGATGGGGCTCCTCAAAAGTCCTTTCAAGCTCGCTAAAAATATCATTGTTAAACCAGTGCAATTGGTTCTTAATACTATCAAAAATACTTTGATGAAAATTCCCAGAATGGTAGGAAGGGCTATCAGCTGGGCTGGAAGATCTGTTGGAAAAATTATTTCAATGACATCTAAGTCTTTAAGCGGTGCTGTAAAGCTCTTTGGAAAATCTGTTAAAGGTGTAACTAAAATGCTTCGTTCTATAGGAAAATTTGCTACTACACTATTAGATACCATAATTGTTAAACCCACTAAAGCATTATTTAGAGCGTCAAAAGGAGTAATTAGAGGATTTGGAACTATCGCTAAAGGGTTTGGTGTCCTTCTTAAAGATACTGCATCCAGCATATTCAATCTTGCAAGAAAAGCCATTCCTGCATTGTCGAAAGGAATATTTAGCCTCACTAAAGGAATGATCAATCTCACTAAAACCGTTGGCAATGCTGTAGTTGGAATGGCCAAATTTGCTATGGGACTACTTGGCAAAGGATTTAGAGCTGCTGGTAGGTTATTCGGAGTCGGAAGGTCTGGAAAAATGGCCGGAAACTTTACAGGATTATCAGGAAATCCTGTTTATGTAGTCGGCGGAACTCTGGATCTTGTAGATAGAGTAAGAGTTGTTGAAAAAATTGGAGCAGCCGATGATTATTCGACTAGCGGATTGTCTTTCAGAAGATGGATGAATAACAGAGGCGGAGTTGCTTCTAGTGCCACGCACTCACAAGATGTGGACACTCTTGAATCCGGAACTTCGGGAAGAGGTCGTTTCGCAGCATTCAAGCAAAAGACATTTAAAGCAGTTTCCATGTTTGCTAAAGCAGGTTCATATGTAGCAAGAATGGCTAGATCTAAATGGAATGATACTATCCCAAGAATTGCATTTATTGAAACTATGGCTAAAAATGTTAAAACGGAAAAAGATTATCATTATACAACCTTGGGGCTGTTACATGAACTGGTAGTTTCCAACATTCAGATCTTAGAAGCCACAAATAAGTCTATCAGCGAGGAAAAAGGAAGCATATTTGACACTATTAAATCTATAGCTGAAACATTAAAAAATGCGTGGCCATTATTGGCAGCAGCGTTATCCCCACTTTTGAGTGGTATACTTGGTGCCCTGGGAAGTCTTGGAAATCTTCTTAGAAAGTTAGGAGGTAGAATATTTGGAAGAGGCGGAAGTGCAAGAACTACCTCTGGAGGAGCCACAAGACCCCCAGCTGGAGGAACCACTTTTGTTGATATAGATAGAACTGCTCGCACTGGAGGGGGACCAAAAACTTTACCTCCGATTGGGACTTATATACCTCTTCCAAGTGGCGGCAGGGGTGGAACAACTGTAGCATTACCTCCGGGTCCATATATTCCTTTACCGAATGGAAGGGGAGGAACTATCCTCTCATTGCCCGGTGATGTTATTGATCCTGGTCCGGTTAGAAGGACAACTACTACCACCGGCCCTATGAGGCCGAGAACATATATAGATGTGATTCCTGATAAAAATGGCGTATATCATGTAAAACCAAGTAAATGGGTTACCGCTGCTAGAAGAATTCCAATTGCTGGTGCCTTGTTAGGTGCTGGTATTATTGGTTATGATGCTTATAATATATTTACTGCCGGATCTGAAGAAGAAAAATATGAAGCTAAAAGGAATTTGTTTGGAACTCTTGGTAGCATGGCAGGGGGTGCAGCCGCAGGGGCCGGTCTCGGTGCCTTGTTAGGATCTTTCGCACCCGGTATCGGTAATGTTATTGGTGGTACTATAGGTGGCATCGGCGGGGCAATTATCGGAGAAGCTGGTGTAAGAAAGATATATGAAAAGAAAGATGATATTGGTCAATGGGCTAAAGATAAATATAATCAAATAAAGAATTTTACTACGGATACTGTGGGCAAATTCTGGAACAGTGCCCCAATTGAGACTGCAAGGAATTTGGCCACTGGCTTTGTTACAATGATTTCGGAAATCGTATCTGGCGTATATGATGCAACTGTGGATGTATTAAAATCGACTGGAAGACTGTTTGGAAGAATGTGGAGCAGTTTTAAAGAGTCTGCTAAAGAAAAATGGAATGATTATGTTGTTGAGCCTTATAATGAGTTTATGGGATGGATCAAAAAATCTCTCAAAAGCATTAAAGAAACTGTATCTGAAAAATGGAATGAATATGTGAAAGAACCTATTAGAGAATTTAAGATTGCTATTTCAGAAAAATGGAAAGATATGAAAGAATGGATTAAAGATAGTTGGGATAGATACATCCCTGAGCCTTTGAAAAATTTCTTAAATACGGTTAAGACTAAATTTAATGAAACTAAAGAACTGGTTAGTGAAAAATGGAATGACTGGGTAGTTCAACCTTTGAAAAACCTTGGAAATAAAATTAAAGATCTGATTGATCGAGCTAAAGATTGGGTAAAGAATATATGGAATAGTATATGGGGAGACAGAGGCGAATCTGCTAAAGAATCTATGGAAGAAGCCGGTAAGAAGACCGGTGAAAAAGCTCGTAAAATTGGTAGCGGTATAAGTTCTTGGATAGATTCTCTGTGGAATAAAGAAAAAGGTGGTGGCGACCCGGCATACGACCTCTCCTATGTATTAAAAGGAGCAGTTCCTGGGACTGACGCCACTGCTCAAGATTTGCCAATGATAGCTTCTATTGCTAATAGATTTGGTATTAACCCGCACTTGTGGATTGCTCTTGCGGAAACTGAAAGTAATCTTTATTCTAAAGCAACTAACCCGAAATCCACTGCAAGGGGTTGGGGGCAGATTCTTGAAGGTACAGCTAGAGATATTTACGAAAATAAATTAAGACTTGGTCGCTACAATCATAATATGGCATTTGATAAGAATATAAATGCAACTCTGTCAATGGCGTATCTGAGACAGATGTTTGATACCTTTGGCGGGGATGCTACTAAAGCTATTATTGCATATAATGTAGGTCCTGGAAATGTTAAGAAGGGCATAGGATTACATGATACCGGAGGATATGGTGCTGGGCATGGTATAGAATATCTACAAAGAGTTATAAGGAACCTGAAAGAAAATACTGGATTGGATCTTAAAGACGTTGTTGATGCATCTAAGATGACCCCAATTGATTATGCAACTATTGGTGCGCTAAGTGGACTTTCAGCATATGATGCTGCCTCTAGCGGTAGCGCTAAAGAATATACTATGTCCTCTATGCTTTCCAGCTTAGGTGCATACTTAAGTGGCGATAAGCTTAGGGAAGTCTATGGATTTGATCCGTCTGAACTTTTATCTAATTTGGATAAAGAGCTGTTGAAGAAAACAGACCCATTCTATGCATCTGTGACCGGGACTGGCCTCGGGACGGCTGGAGCGACCTATTATGCTGCAAGTAAAACTTATTCTAATTCTGATATAAACGCTGTTAAAGCTAGAAACTCTAAGCTTTATCCATTCGTATCTGGAGACAATGATATTCATGAATTCTTTGCTGAGCGCCTTAACAATTTGGCTAAGGCATATGGTAAACCTCTGAGTATCAACTCTGGTTATAGATCAGATCAAGAACAAATGCGCTTGATCAATGAATGGAGAGCTAAAAATCCTGGCAAATCTGAAGAAGAACGTAGAAAATGGGTTGCTGATCCTGGTAGAAGTAACCATGCTGTAGGTATAGCTGCTGATATCAGCGGATGGATTCAAAGTCTCCCAGATAGTGAGCTCGAAAAATTTGGACTTTATCGTCCAATGTCTTGGGAGCCATGGCACTTTGAGCCTATTGAAACTAAGATTTATGGAAGAACTCGTAATGAATTGATGCCATTGTTTGGCACCCCAGTGGAGCCAAATCCTAACCTGTCTAATTACATTTCATCGCAGTTTAAAGGAACTAACTCCACAGGATTTATGCCAAACATCTCTTATGCATATAATGCCGCTTATCAAATGGGCGGCGGAGATCCTGTATATGATAGAAATTTTGGACCTCCGGACATCTCTGGATATACAACTAAGGTTAAAGATGCTGTTTCGATCGCTTCTGATAAATCTAAAGATAATCTTTCCAAGATTGTCGAAATTCTGGCTCAAATTCTTATTGCAATCGAAAGCCTTGTTGATATTTCTGATGAATCTAAATCAATTCTTAAGGAGTATTTCAAAAATATTATGGAATCCTCTGAAAATAGCCGACCCAGAACATCGTCACCAATTATAAATAACCCTAATACGCCTCCTGCTAATCCATTAATTGATGCTGGTACATCAACAAGAAAACGTAATGATAAGAGTAAAATTATAGCTCAGATTGCTAGAGGAACTATGTTCTAAAAATAAAAGAGGATGGGAGAATCCCATCCTCTTTTTCATTTATTAAAACTTTTAAATAATAAAGTTTTTACAAGGGGCGTGAAGTTATGGCTAGTCAATATAAAGTTTTGGTAGATGCATTAAACGTTCGTTCAGGGCCTGGTTTAGACTATAAAACTACTGGGAAACATTTAACGAAAAACCAAGTAGTCACAGCTATAACTACTCAGAAAGACGCAGATGGCAGATTATGGGTTCAACATGATTCTGGATGGTCATCTGCACAATCTGCAACAAATACCTATATGCAAAAAATATCAAGTGACACTCCTCCTAATACGACTAAACCTAGTCAAACAATACAAGAAACCAAGTCTCAACCAAATAATGCTGTAGATACTAGTCTTATAGCCGATGTTGAACAAATAAGGAATATGTATATGAATTATTCTCAAATGAATGAGTTTAAACTTACATCTTTAAGATCGATTTATGGTCTTCCAAACCAATTTTTACACACTGCGGATATGAGAATTCCTGGTTCAAACTATGGAAGAATGTTCACGGAAAATGTTCTTCTTGATATGCCTGTAATGTATATTATTCCTGGTGGCCCAAGATTTTTAACAGGAGAAGGCGTAAATAAAGAAACTAGAGACTCTATGATTAGCGTTCTTGAGTCTATTGCAAGTGATATTGGTGAAGATATAGGTAAGGTTCTTGAACAAATATTGGATGGGAAAGTAGCAAGATATTACAGTTTTCAAACTCAATATGCTGAATGGCTTAAAATTGTCAATGCTTTAAATAGAACTTCTGCTATCTATCTTGGGATAAAAGATAAAAGATTAAGAAGCGGCTCTGAAAGATATCAATTTTTTGATTGGGAAACGAAATACGTAGAATCTGATAAGGGTAACAGTGTCTTGAACTATGCAAAGACAACTGGTGTGCTATCATTTTATTATAATAGATCCGGTTCCGGTATGTCAGAAACTGGGACTAACTCCACCAGCAGATCTATGTTAGATGGCATTCTGAATAGAGCCTCTTCACATTCTCGCGAAGCGGCATTCCTTATGGGAATAGGCACTGGTAAACAGCTGGAAATGATGAATCCTCAAAACTATGAAGCCCAAGTAATAAATACCACTCAAATGATGCTTGAGAATTTTAACGATGGGGATAATCCGAATATAGGTTTGTTCAAAGGTATAATGAATAACTTAAATATTGGATTTAAAACTGTAATTACCGGGGCCAATATGCTTTTACCGGAAATTTGGTCTGATTCCACTTTTAATAGATCTATTACTATAGATATTCATTTACATTCGCCTTATGGTGATCCTGAAGCATTTTATCTAAATGTAATGGTCCCTCTTAATATGCTTATAGCATTGGCATTTCCAAGGCAGCTTGGAGCAAACGGTTATTATTCCCCATTCCTTATTCAGGCAAACTCCAAAGGCGTATTTAATTGCGATCTTGGTATAGTCGATTATATCATGATTAACAGAACTGGCCAAGGGGATTCTATGTCGAGAAACGGTCTTCCTCTGGAAGTGCAAGTTTCTCTTACTATAAGAAACTTGTATAACGCATTATCAGTCACTAACCACAATAGTTATGCTGCGTTTGTTAATAATATCGGGCTTTTGGACTTTCTGGCAAATATGGCTGCAATTAACCTTAACGAGCCAGACATCTCTCGTAAACTTAATATTCTTCTTACTAGTAAAATCAATAAAATTACTGATATCGTTTCAAACGTTATTAATACTATGGAAGACAGATTTGTCCAAAGTGTGCGTAATGCATTTAAATATTAATTTTTCTATGAACACTCCCATATACGGATAATCCGTATATGGGAATTTTTCGTTTTCTATATAGAAATATATATTATTACTTTGTAGTCTACTTAGGGGAAGGAATGATAATATTGTTAATTGAATTATTCACAGATGGCTCATCTGTGACTAATGATAAGGTCAAAGCTAGTGCCGCAGCCTATGCTATATATATTCAAGATAGATTGATTAAAAATGGAACTGAATTTTATCAAAATGGAACTAATAATCTTGCAGAATCTTCTGCAATATTAATTGGTCTTGATAGAATAAATAAATTGATACGCAAGGTAGATAAAAAGTATATAAATCTTCCTGTGACAATACATGTTTATTCTGATTCTCTTATTACAGTTGAATCCTGTAGAAATTGGATATACAAATGGGTGAAAAAATACAGAAATGGGATCCTTTTAAATGCCCACGGGCAAGAAGTAGCAAACCAAGATATTTTTAAAAAAATTTATAACAAATATCTTACTAACGATATGTATTCTATAAAATTTTTCCATATAAATTCACATAAAATCGACCATCATTTATATTTAAAATATTTTGATTACATTTCTGAATATTTTCAGAATAGACATAAAAAGAAAAAATTGAAATTGGATATTCCTAATGAATTATTTACAAACGATAAATTTAGAAAAGCTAAAAATAAATTTGAAAATGTGAATAAAATTTCTATAGAAGACGAAGAGTTGTTAAGGTTACTTATATATAATAAATATGTGGACAAACTCGCAGGAGAATGTCTGGATGAAGGGCTCTCAGAATTGGCAGTATAGATAGGAGGGATTTGAATGGGCAAGAAAAAAATTAAAAAATCACTAAAGAAGAGTATTAAAAAATTAGAGAAACAATTCTACGATAATAACAAATATGTTTCAAGAGAAGAATTTATTGTTTCTAAATTCTCAAAACGAATTAGAAAATATTATGAATCATTGTCTGAAGAACGGAAAAAATCTTTTGTTCAATATATTATAAGGCAAGAAGATTCTGAAAGAGAAGAATCGTTGGAGAAGTATGCTACAGTTAAAGAAGATGATTCTGAAGAATATAAAATGAAAAAATGTAGGACTCTGGCTGAAGTTATTAAAGAGGTTGAAAAGAGGAAGAAATTTAGGAAGAAGCGCGAAAAGAAAATCAAGCATATACTTAAAGGAAGCAAAGGGATTCTTTATATTTTAAACCCTGAAGCTTATGATCAAACTCTTTTGAGTAAAAAAGATTACAGAAAATATCTTAAGAAAATTGTAGAGGAAGAAAAGAAAAATATGAAAAATGTTGAACTCGATTGTACATTGAAAAATTTTCGAGACCAGCTTTTGAAAAACGATTCCGTTAATGAAGCAGTTATGGAAGCCTTCTGGGGAAAAGAAGGTTTCTTTAACACCTATGGATATTGAATGTCAAAAACATTCAATTTCCATAGAAATATATATTATTAATGTGAACAAGTGTTGAAAAGAAAATAAAAATAGAAGGGATGAAGATGGATGCCAAAAATTCTCAAAGAATTGTTCGACGACGAAGCGTTTGAGAAGATTCTCAAATGGGCTGACTCATCGATGAACTACCCAGAGAAGGCCGAAAAGATTGAGAAGCTTCTCAAAAAATATAGCCTCAAACCGCTTGACTCTGGGACAAACCGGGTATGCTATATCCATAAAGATTATCCGAAAGTGGTGTTCAAAGTTGGATTTGACCCACAGGGCATTGTGGATAATCTGAATGAATACCATAAATCTAGCCTTCATCATTATTTTGCAACCTCTTATGAGATTGACAAGGAAGGTTTGATTTTGGTACAGGAAAAATGCCCGACTATTGATTATGACTATTTCCAAAAGAAAGATACGAAAAGAAAAATTAGGAGAATGCTTGAAGAGCTTGATGAAGAAGGGTTTATTCTCATGGACCTTGGGCTCGACAAGCATAAAAATTATGGCGTTGACAGAAAAGGAAATATTCGCATTATCGATTATGGTTATGTGGAACTGAAATCTCTTGGGAATTTCAATTGTCCACATTATCGACTCAAAGGGGACAAAAAGAAATATTGCAAGGGAACCCTTCGTTACAACAAAGACTTCACGATGCTTGAATGTGATGAATGCGAAAACGTATTCAAGATTGATGTGGTACTTGAAGGGTATACCGAAAGTAAATATCAAACTAAAGAAAAAATGCCCAAATATAAACCATCCAAAGAACTGGATGAGTTCTATAGGAATTTCAACAAGCATAGAGATAGAGCCACACTGAAACAGTTTGTGGCTTTGTCTGATAAAATTAATGCTACTGGGAAAGGAGAAGAAAATTTGACGGCAGCCAGTATTTTGGAAAAACTCAAGCGGCTCAATAAAGGCTCTACCAATGAACAGCATCAAGAAGTTCAAAAGGTCGACGAACCGAAAGAAAAACATGTTTCTGAAAAACCTGAAGCTACTCGAAATCTGAAAGTATATCATTCAACTCCTAGAGGAATTGATGTACTGAAAAGGAATGATGAACTTGAAAAAGAAAGAAAGCTTCTTCGACTCAGGGAAGCTTATGAATTGATAAATGAAGATGATTCTGAAGAAACTAACAAACTTATCAGAGATTTGTTCTTCGCTAGATTCCCGAATGTAGCTGAAGCTCTTCAAGATATCCAGCAAAGAATCGATGAAGAAAATGAAGAAGTTCAAGAAATGATCAGACTCTGCAAAGAATCTGGCATTCATATCTTTGAAGCTGGAGAAAATAAAGATGAAGTGCATATAGCTTTTACAGTTGAAGAACTGATGAAGAATCCCTGGATTGTTATGTCCAAGGATGGAACTGTTGTGCAGATCGATCTTAGAGCTCATATGGAACAAATTGTGAATGTCGATCATGACGAAGAAACCGATCTCATCGTTACCAGTATGGAAACCAGTCCGATCCACAAATTTGACGGGGATTACGAAAACGCTTATTTTGGTTCTGGTGATGATGAGGATGACGAACAAGATCCCCAATATGGGGACGACGATGCCATTGACGACGAAATCGAGTAAAGTTCTGGCGTAGATTTTAAAATAATACGCTAGAAACATATCAGTAATCAATCAATCATAAAAAGGAGATGTTTGAGAATGCTGTTCGTGAACGAAACCCAATTTGCCAAGATTATGGAGAAGGGCGACAAGGCTCTTGCCAATGCATATGTGTACGTCCTTTCCAACGACTCGCGGCTCGGCGAAGGTGACAACAACTTCAAGTCCCTGGTTCCGCCGAGCGAAAAAATCAAAGCCGTCGTCAACGGCGACTTGAGTCAGGATCAATTCCTGGACGACTACAAGGAATCTCTCAAAACCTACGAAAACAGCTTCATTCTGTACTCCATCGCACGGGCGTTCAATGAACGGAAATTCATGCCGATTTTCGTCTGCACCGACGAGGAGTATGAGCTGGGATACATGAAAGTACTGCGCAAGTATCTCAGCAAGAAATATGGAATGAAAGCAATCAAACCGAAGCAATATCTGAAAGCTATCAAAGTCGTCTCCAAAGAAGTCAAGCAACTGAAGAAAGAAGGCGTGAAGCGGTCCAAACGCGAAAAGGCCTTCATCAAAGGTATGCGCGACTTCGTCCGGGATGTGTGCCAAATCAATCTCAAAGGTCTGGAAAAGCTGGAAAAGGCCGATCAAAAATTCGCGATCGACCGCATCGTTATGCTGATCAACAATGCGGATGATCCGATGGAAGAAATCAGCAAGAAATCGGTGATCGCTGCCATCAACTCTTTTGCTCAAAGCAAAAAAGGGAAAAAGATGGTCAAGCGCCACGTCAAAGAAATCGGCATCTCCAAGAAGCAAGACCGTTGGTCCCGGAAAGATGCGATCGCGCTGGTCATGTCGATCTACAACGAAATCCACAACATCGAAGAAGAATCCGACGACAATTGATCCTGTACCGCGCCGCGGAGGAGAAGGAGAAATCCTTCTCCTCTGTTTTATTTTTTATAAAAAATGGTACAAATAATTGATTATTCACTGAAATTTATTGAAAATATTATTTTCAATAAATAAGAGAGGGAAGTTTTATGAAAATAAAGATAAATGAAAGTTATTTTGATAAAGATATAGGTTATTCTATATATAAGAATGACATATGGACCAGGGATATTGACTATATTATTAATGCTAACATTTATGAGTATGACATGAAGAATGCCGGATTTAATCTCATAAAATATTATGAGTTGCTAGATAAGAAAACCATAGATAATTTAGAATCTCTTCCAAAGAATATTAGAAATATTCAAATAGGTCTGCTTATGAAGGAAAATAAAGATTTTAATAATAAATTAACCCAATCATTTAGAAAGATGAGAAAGACTTTTCTCTTCTCTAATCAAGTCAAAGAACATCAGATCTTATCTATAAAGAAAGATGCTATTTATTTGGTAAATAAAGCATGTGAAAATACCAAATTCAAAAACGTTGAATTTGTCCTAAAGAATAGATATACATCCTTTCATAAATTTTCTAATATTGAATTTTATTATAGAAATAAAGGTCAAGTTTTGGATGTAAAGGGCATAAAAGATGATAAATTAGAACCTCATAAAGATTATATGTGCAAATTTTTGAAAGACATATTTAATCTTTTAGAGACTTCTTCAAATGAAAGAATAGTATCTAAATTAAAACACTTTAGTAAGTTTTATAAATCTAGAAAACTAGAGTATCAATATTATAGGGAGTTGAATTCTGATTCTTACTATTCTTTGATAGTGGACGGATCTAGAACTATAAAATCTGAAACTTATATAACTGGATTTGATATTGACATATCATATAATTATATGACATATATTTTGCCTCTTATACAAAGATTTTTTGATATAAAAGTATAAAATATATAACAAACAAACCGTAACTGGATGAAAATATAATTATATATTATTCTATTGTGAGCAAACAATAGATTGACTCACACTACAAAAAATTTTTCTAAAGGAGCGTGTTTTCTGTATGGCAGCCAACGTCTCTAAAGAAAAGGTTCGCGGAAAGAAACCGGTCGCCGCATCGGTGAAAACCACCGGCGGTGACAAACCGAAGTATGAAAAGGCGGACTATCGCCAACGGCTTCGGGAAATCAAGAAAACTCTCGCTACACAGCAATCGAAGCCGAAAACGAAGACCACCAAGGTCGAAATCAACACCGAAGAATTCAATTACAACAAACAAAATCCCATGAAGGTCGATGGCTGGCTGGTCTGGAAGGGCGCATCGGATATTCTCGTGGTGATGCCCGAGAACAAGAAGCAAAACGAGCGGTACTACAAATTCCCGTTCGAAGACGGCTATCTGTTCCTGACGGAAAAACCGAACATGCGGTACGCGTACTTCCATGACCGCAAGTTCCAAGATTTCCTGGATCGGTACAACATCAATCGGGTCATGCACAAAGATCCGAATGGTGAATACCAAGGCCGGAACGACACCAGCCTCAACACCGTGTCCGTCTTCAGTTTCGTGACGGACGGCGACTGGGAAGAAGGGGACAAATCCATGCTTCGCATGGATGAGCAGCCCATCCTTTCGATGAACAAGGCGAACGTCTTCGTCAAAGTCAAAAATGCGACGTTTGTCTTGGTCGAACAAGTCGCATATCGCACTGACGACGCAAACATCGAGCCGTTCGTTCTGCGGATGCTGGTCTCGGATTACGATATTTACAGCCTCGAACACGAAATCGCCGAAGCGGTTGCGTATCTCGACGCCGCCAACGAATCCGACAGCAACACCGAAGAAGAAGTCGCACCGGCTGCTGAATAACGCAGGACGAATTTTCCAATTTCAGGTAGAGGGAGGAATTTCTATGTTCCTCCCTCTATCCATCCCAACATTTCAATACATATCTGGATGTAGCTCAGTTTGGTAGAGCACATGCCTTGGGAGCATGGGGTCGCAGGTTCGAATCCTGTCATCCAGATCTTTTCGTGGACCCGTAGCTCAGTGGTCAGAGCGGTCGGCTCATAACCGATTGGTCGCGGGTTCGAATCCCTCCGGGTCCACCAACTTAAATTTTAATCGCGCCGGGGTGGCGGAATTGGCAGACGCACGGGACTTAAAATCCCGCGACTTCGGGTCATGGGGGTTCGAGTCCCCTCCTCGGCATTAAATAAAAATAGGAAGAAGACTTCGAGTCTTCTTCCTTTATTTTTTTAGGAGGTATTATATCGTGAAATTGCGATATGAAGAAATCATAATGGTAGACCCTAATAAAGAAGATCTGGATCATGCTTTCTCTTATATCAATTGTGAAGTAAAAAGATTAGAACAAATAAAACGGAGCCTGTGAAGGCTCCGTTATTTTTTTTTTTGTTTATAATATAGAGTTAGAATTATTGTTTGTATTGTTAGTATTATTTAAAGGGTTAATACCCGCTCTTTTCTTTGCAACATTTTCTACAAACATGAGAAAAACTGCTCTTGTCCTATAATGGATAGCTTTTACCAATCGTTCATCGCCATAAAATTGAGTCATATATTCCCTGTAGTAAATTGGCATATCGGAAATAATAATAGAGCATACTGTATCAATACCTTTTTGAATAAATTCTGGAGTCAGCTCCAATTCTTCTTCAGGTTTCAATTCAGAATTCATTTTTTGTTTTATATAATTAGTCATATGAAGGTTTAAATTAATTGATAACCAATTTTCAAAACTTTCTAATACTTTGTGATTAAATGTAAATTTTCTGGATCTGAATTTGATTATATTTATATACTTATTTATAAGTAATAGACATGCCGTTAAAAATATGACTGTTGTGGCATAAATAATTTGTGCTTCTGTCATAATTTCCATCCTTTCCGCCTTATTACTAATTAGAAGTTTGAAATATAATAATTAAGCGTATAGCATAAGCTATACGCTTAATTTTTTTAACCAAATAGGTCATCAACAGTTATTTCATACATGTAAACTTTCTTAACGTGGAATGCTTTAAGACGTTTATTCATGAGTGTTGCACCGATTTTGGTGGATGCGAGTCCAATCATTTTGATATTCATTTTATATGGATGCAAACCAAGACATTTACTACAGATTTTTGGAGGTTCATATTTACAGTACATTGGACTGCGAAGTTTAACTCTTTTACCCACATATTGATCAATGTTTTCAGGGAGTAGCATGACTAATTTCTTTCGACCATTACCATATTCTTCTACTACATTCATATATAGAAATTCATTTTTGAAATAAGGGTCTAAATAAATATCAAGATAATCGGCAGTGCCACAATCTGTACCATCTTCGGCTGCTTCAATATCTTGAAGTGTTGCAATAAATTTTTTAACTTCATATCCACCTTGAGCAACACCAAGTGCGCGTGAATATACACCAAAAACAGAGCTTCCTGCAAAATCAGGATACTCTTCTTTACTGATGCCATCATTATAATTTGATTTAAGGATTTTCCAAGTATCTGTTAATGTATCAAGAATAGGACCCTTCATTAAAGTCATAGTTTTCATTGCGTTATCATAATCAAGCTTCGCACCACTTGCAAAGTTGTCCCATTCAGGGAATTGAGAGTAATATTTTTTACCGGCGTTGACAAGTTCCTCCTCGATTTTAGCTCCTATGTTAACATCTCCGGCCTCGATTTCTTTTTCATATTTCTTGAACAACTCTTCACGAAGTTGTTTAAGTTGTGGTGGCAGGATTAAAAGATTTGTAGTAAGAGAAGGATTAATAAGCTCTGCTAAATCTCCTCCCCCAAGCCATTCAAGCATGTCTATTAAGAAATAAAATTGATCTTGAGTAATTCTATCATCAAATCTTGCTTGAGATACTAATGTGTATAATTTCTTTAAATTACTATTGGTAATAGGTACATTTATATATCCAGTCACATCTTTGAAATGCTTATCTGTTACTAATTTATTGAATAAATACAAGCCCACAGTGGTAAATCCAGGAAGATTATTTGAACATGTGTTTTCCGGGAGAAAAAAATAATCTGTGACATTAAATCTTGGATTTTTTTCATTTAGTCTTCTTGCAAAGAAGGATTTTAATTTAGACATAGTTATATCTTCGAATTTTAACGAGAGAAGTTCTCCAACTTCTTCTTTATTCAAAAGTCTCATTATTTCACCCCGTAACTATTTTAGTTTATATAAAGTTTTCAAAATAAAAAAACCAGATGGAAAATCCATCTGGTTATCTATGATTTCTTAAATGCTATATAATTTATAAACCATGGTATAACTAGATTCTGTATCTCTAAGGAAGAGATTTGGCATATTAATCTTAGTTACGGTTCGGACGTGGGCAAAATCATTTCCGCTCAGGAACCCCGCGACAAGTCCAATAGAGTTAAATCTACAGTTATCAATAGAACCATATTGTTCCATGAAATATTCACGAAGATCTTCTTTACTTACTTTTAGGACTGCTTCGCCGAATACTAAAAGTCCAAGGGTAGTTTCAGTTTGATCTATATTGGATGGGATTTCAGTCCCGTCAGTGAACAAGTGGCGGATAACTACGTCCGTATCGAACCGTTTTGCATAATAATAGTATTTATTTCCTACTTGCTTTTTCAGGGCATATTTGGCCTGTTCCAATGGGGTTAAATCGTTATTAGTATCTACTACACGGAATGGAATAATGTTAGTGACAGTTTTATCTTTAAACTTAACTGCACGAACAATGTCAGAAGACTCCGCACCGCCGGTCCCAACAATGAAACCGAATACGAATTCTTCTTTTAAGTTATTTTGAGTAGGCTGGACATCTGCATTAATATTAAGATCCATAGACAAAGTGGGCATGCCGAAAGTGGATCTCTTATTGAAAAACTTTTCGAGAATATACGTAGAGCCAAGAATAATCACATCATTATAAAATTCAAAAATCTTTTTGCCAGTCACTTCATTAAAAATTTCAAGCTTGCCAATAATTTTTTTAGGTTCTTTATTAAATCCAGGAACAAATAATTTTCCGTCTTCAAACGAGATTTCGTCCGACATCCTCAGATTATCTTTTCCGTTGATGATCATATTTTAACCCTCTTTCTTCACCCGATAATTTCGATTTCATCCCTTAATTTAATGTCGGTTCTTTTAGTTTCTGAATATAAAATTCCTAACGTATCAACTGTAGATATATTATTTATTGGATAATGAGCACCATCAAATTTTACTGTGTCAATGGTTTTGATAAAGTTATTTTTATCATCAATTGCGTAAGTAATAGTGAGCGATAATATATTAATAGTAAACGCTTTGAATGTGTTTATAACTTTAAGCATATATCTTTTGAGAGAGTTTTCCCCGGATAATGTAGGCACTTTTAAGAATAAGAATGTAAACCTATCGGTTCTAAAGTAATCCTCTAAACTTGTTAAAATTTTGAAAGCCACACTATCGATTTCGTCCACAGAAAGATTATCTATATAATCAGCAATAGTTTGATTGGTGTCTGCTAAATAATCGATATAAGTCGACGCAATTTGACCATTACGTTTTTTATATACATCAGATAATAATTTTGATTTTGTTAAGTAATCAATGAGCTCTTTGACCGCAAGATACTCATTAAGATTTTTAGTTTTATAGCGCAATTCCAGAAGTTTGCTATAAATTTCTTTATTATCAAAATAAAGAGACACGAGTGCCGCAGGAGATTGTAATTCAGCGGTTGGTCTTTTTAATAAATATTCACTTGCAACTCCATTATAGTTGTATTTTTTCATAATATTTTCAATTTCCTGAAGGTTTCTATCAAAGTTGAATTTATAAAGATAAGCCAGATTAGCTGGATCTGTAACTATGTTTCCAAGAAACCCAGCTTTTTTGCTTATTAGAGCAGCTAACATTGTTAACACATAAAAAACATCGACTGTGAAGCCAAATATTGGTTCAATAAAGGTAAGATTTTTAATATAATCTTTTATTGCAAGAGCCGTAGTGAATGTGTAAGACATTTCTGTTACGATATCTGCAAGAAAATAAGCCGTTCCAATGCTTACATAGTCAGTATCAATATAATTAAAATCTTCTCTAAGCAGTTTATTTTTAATTTCATCATCAGATTCGTAACCACCCCAATAAATATCAGACATAACAACGTCGCTATAGGCTAATTTGTTTTCTGGTTTTCTTATTTCAGCATCTATATTATCACTAGTAATATCAACTGATGAAAAGCTTATATCATACATTTTGTCATATTTTGGGTTGCCCTGTTCGTCATATTCAAAAATATAATCACCATTAGAATCTTTTTTATGCTCTTTAACCAAATAGTATTTCTTAACCGTAACGTTATCAAATCCAAATAGTTTAAAGATTTTAAATATAACTTCATCAGTTCCCTTGGATATAATTAATGAATTGATATTATTTGCAACTTCTTTCCTATAAGAAAGTGGAATATCATCATAAATATTGAGATCATAAGATTGTAAAATTTGTTTAACCATTAATTCATTATAATATTCTTGAAAGTTGAAAATATCTATCGAATCATTTACTGTCATAATTATTGAATTAAGAAGGATTATAAACCCAATATATGCATCATAATATTGCTGGTCCAATGCCATTCTTTTCTTATAATAATTATTAAGTATATAATTTTTAGAAATTTCATAATTTATCTCAAATCTCTTTTTTATTGCACTAACTTCAAATGAGCCAGATCTGAGAATATCAAATTTTTTAGCGGATCTCGCAAAAACATGGTCTATTTTTTTGGAACCAAGATATTTAAGATAAGGTTTATTTGGGAATTGTTTAATAAACCTATCTATATACCCTAATGAAGTTAATATTGATATTTCGTCGTTATTCATTTCATGAAGGGGTTTCGTTTTATCAACGCCAGAAATATCATCTGTAATATAAATATATTGAGTGTCGTCCATTGCTGGAAGCCCCATGAGCATTCTGTAATAGTTATTAGTTTCTACGTAACTAGATAAAATTTGTGCTCGTTTTATTAGTAAACATGCTTCTCTTTTTGCCGGAGGGACATTCATTTTATAGACTTTTGCAAGTCTAATTTCATCTTCTGTAAGTCCAGCTTGTTGATAAATCTCATCAGTATATTCATAACCTTCAAATGTATCAGTTTTTGTAAGAGCTGAGATATATTCGTCATATGCCCTTGATGATTCAAGAGTTTCATATTTATTAGCCAGATCTTCCCGTTTTACGACTAAGTCTTTTAAATAATTTATAAGAGAAGAACCAAGTTCTGTCACATAACTTAATTCAATTGATGGGTCCAATTTTATACACCTCTTTTCTTATTAAACAAAAAGATAATCAGTTATTATGCTGTTTTTATATTATTATTTAAGGGGGATATATCATGGATGGATTCAAATTCAAGGGAAGTAATAACCCCAAAATAAAATCTTTGAGCGACGGAACGGTATTAAAATACCTTCTGTCTAAAGAAGATCTTAATGATTACGAGACGTTTTATGAATTTATAAATGGTGTTAAATCAATGGTAAGGCGCGATCCAAGATATAATAACTACAAGAGTCATCTTTACGATCTCGGATTGAACAGATGTCAAGTTCATTCTGGCATTACCTCGGATATGGCCCCCATTGAAGAACATCACGGTCCAATTTTTGATCTGTTCACGATTTGTATGATTGTAACGGATCATTTACTACATGAGGGCGAAAAGGTTAATACTTTTATTGTAGCAGATAAAGTTCTTGAAGAACACGAAAAACATAATATCCAAGTTGTTATGCTGTGTGAAACTTGCCATCAAGCTGCGGAAAATAACTCCCATTTTATACCATTTGAAATGGGGTTTGGGAATATTGATAAATTTATTACGAAATATAAACATGGGCTCCAGGAAGAACATTACTATCTCATAAAAGATTATTTGAAAGATTCTAAAGAAAATGGATATGTAGATAATGGAATCTTTAAGATTTTGGAAAAAGTTAAGAAGTATGTAAGGCCTGATGACTAATAAGTAACGTCTTATAAAGATATTTCATTCAATAAATTATAGCTACCAGAGTATTTCTGGTAGCTATAAGTATATTTATTTTCCGAGCGAAATAGCGTATTTCTCCCTAAACGTGCCAATAGCAATATCAATTTCTCTGATCTGGGCTTTGATTTTTTCTGCCTCTTTAGTTCGTCCATCTTTAACAAGTTTTTTATGAACTTTTTCCATATCAGCTTTAAGATTTTCAGCTTCATTGAGAGCTTCTTTTGCTTCTCGTGCAGTCATAAATTTAATATTTAAAAGTCGTCTGGTTAAATAAATAAGTGTCATAAATCCTCCGATAGCAGGTATAGAAGCGGGTGTTGCTAATCCTGATAATGGAAGAGCAATTTTGAACACAGTTTGACCTGAGGTTAACCATGTATTGATTAAGTGCTCCCTAACAACTTTAAGATTTCTAACTGCTTTTGACGGTAAAAAGGCTCTAATATCATCCCGAATTTTTTTGAAGATAATATTGATAAATCCAGGGTCTGTTGTACCAGCTTCAGATAAAATACTATACAATTCATCCGTAGAAGCATTCATGATAGTTTCATAGATAGAATGATTAGAATATGCTTCTTCGATGATATAAAAATAAGCTTCTTCTAAGGTTTGAAAATCGGACTCTAACATAGAGTACATATTATCAGATTCAGAAATATTATTTCGATTTAAATAGATTTCTCCATTTTGAGTAACAGCTGTTCCTTCAAGAATTGCTCGAAGGCCCTGTTTGATATCCGGCACTAAAATCAACCCTTTCCTTTTTAATATTAATTAGTAGTTATTTATTCCATGAATATCTCATTTTGGGAAAATATAAAAAGGAGGGCCAAATCGACCCTCCTTTTTATTAAATGATCGCTTTATCCAAAGCACGCCTTTCGAATGCTTCAATTGCATTATCGAGAACAACGATCTGTCTTTTCACACGTTTTGCAGCGTTTTTATATTTTTTATCAGTTTCTTTTTCGAGATTGTTTGCAATTTTTTCAAGGTGGTTTCTATGTTCTTTAGCTTCCTTAATATATTGAACTGCGAGATCTTTTGGGAAATTATTATATTTTCTTGCAAGGTTGATAAGGGTTATTACAAATCCAATAAATGGATATTGAATGGCTGTATATACACCGGTCTTTTTGTCTCTAAGAAGTTCATTCACTGCTTTCAATTCGGTTAATCCCCCATAAGGGTCGAAGGGGCCATCAAGAAACCGTTTGAACTTTTCTTTAACCTTTTGCCAAAGGGTCCTTTTCTTTTCAATATCTGCACGAATTTCTTCTTCTGTCATTTCTTTTATAATTTGGGCAAAGGTAACACTATCTACAGATGCCGCCTCATTCAGAGGAAGTTCTTCTCCAAAGAGAATAGATTCAGTAAAAAGAAAATCACTGAGAGCAGCGGTTTCCATGATCATTTGATCATCCATACCGCCAGGATCGGAAACGTCCCGTTGCGGAAAGCGAATCTCTCCGCCCTGAGCTACAGCATTCCCTTCGAGAATGGCTCGAAGACCTTGTTTGATTTCCGACATTGGTTTCAATCCTTTCTTATTTATATTGTAACCTTTAATTAAAGGTTGTAGGAAGAGTTTTTATATTGGAGAGAGGGGAATTTGATATGTCCGCGGTTCCTATTTTTAAAGAGCCCGAAGATCATATAGTTTATAGAAATTCAAATAATGAGGTCGTCCCATCTGTGACAACCATTCTCAAAATAATAAATAAGGAAGAATTGCTGTATTGGGCAAACTCTTTGGGGTTTAAAAGAATTTCGATCAAAAATGAGCTTGAAGCCCATGCATATATAGGAACAGTTGTACATAAAACTATAGATCATTTTATTAAAAATAATAAGATTGATATAGAAGCATTTATGGACAAAAATCGAGTTGTTGAAAATATATGTGCAAGAAAAGCTCTTATGTCATTTTCACAATACTATATTGAAAATAGAACTAATTTTAAGATAGTTTCTAATGAGAAATCAATTTCTGGTCAAAAATTTGGTGGGACTTTGGACCTTTTAACCAAATATAAAGACCAGCTTATAATTTGTGACTTCAAAACAAGTAGCAATTTTTACCTATCCATGTTCCTTCAAATGGCCGCCTATGATCTTCTTTTGAGGGAAACTGAAAATATTAAAGTTAAAGGATATATGGTAATTCTTCTTGATAAAAAGAATGGGACTAAAGCTAAGACAAAATTAATAGATGATAAAGATGAAATGAAAGCATATAGAGAGTGTTTTAAAAAATTGGTCGATTTTTATTATGATTATTATTATCTTAATCAAAAATATTGGTCAAAAGAAATAATATAGATTAACACGCTAATGGGAGATTTCCTCCCATTAGCAATTTTTATCGAATAATAGTTATTTATTTTTGTTAGAATAATCTACAAGAGGCTTAATAACAAGGCCACCACATGAAAGATGTCTCCAAATTTGTTCACGGCCTTCATACGTAACAAATTTAAATCCAGTTGGATTAGAGCAAGAACACCATTTTTCATTTTTTAAATCTAATTCTACATATTTAGAAGACTCAGCGACAAATGTTCCTTCGAGTAAAGAATGCAAGGATGATTTTATATGTTTATTCATAATTTCACCCCTTAGAGAACTGAGTCTATATCCAAGTGTCACATTTATGTATAAACAAAATTGTCATTTTTATCCAGTAAAAATGAAATGTATAAAAATATATATATTATTTAACTGGAATTAGTTATATCATGTTTTTGATTATAATAATGGGAGAGGGGAGTTATATGTCATATAGAGATAAAATAAGAATTGGTGTTCATAGTGGGGATATTCATATTGGTGTAAGAGCCATAACTGCTGATGAAATGAAATACCAACTTTATGAGCAATTTATCAAGCCAATTTCAAAGATGATGTTTATTGATTTTATTACTCTTAATGGTGACATCTCAGACTGTCCTTTGTCATTTAATTCAAAAATGGCTGAAGTGTATTTGTGGCTTTTTGATTCTATTGTAAATATTGCAAAGCAGAAAAATGCAGCTGTTATTGTTATTGAAGGTACAAAATCACACGATTGTGATCATTTGAATAACGTTAAGTTCTATGAAAACGATAAAGATTTGGAAATTTATTTTGTACACGAACCAACTGAACTGGAAGTTAAAGGGATGAAAATCTACTGTCTTCCAGATATCTATATTAAAAGCGATAAAGAAGAAAAGGAAATTTATAAATATCCGGATAAATATTTTGACTACATTCTTGGACATGGGTCTGTAACCGAAACTCAATTTGTAAAACAGGAGACCGAACATTCTATCTCCAAGAATATTGTATATGACAGCAAAGAACTTCTGAGAATGAGTAAAGGTCCTATTTTGTTTGGCCATATTCATCAAAATCTCAGATATAGAGGAAGAATTTATTATATAAATTCTTTTACAAGATTTGCTCATGCTGAAGAAGAACCAAAAGGATTCATGGTCACAGCTTATGATAGAGAAACTTCCAAATATATCGCAGAACGAGTCGAGAATAAACTCGCTTTCAAATTCAATACATTCTTTATGAAACATAATGAATTTGAAAATACAGATATAGAAGATATTGTTAAGAAAATTGATAAATTTATTGAGAAAAATAATGTTGATAGACTTTGTCTTGATATTCAATATACGAACACCCAAGCAAATATTGCAAAAATTCAAATTCTTAGAAGCCATTATGGTAAAAGTAAAATTGTAAATAAGATGAAGTTTAAATCCATCTCTGTTAAAGAAGCAGAGATCATTGAACAAGCTGAACAAAAGCAGGGGAATTCTAAGGATTATCTCAGGGATAAATCTCTGAGATTTGATGAAAAGCTTCAGAGGTTTATTCAAGAAGAGTATGGAGAGTTTATCCCGATTGAAAAGCTCCAGATTTTGCTTATGAGCGATGAACTCCTCTCTAGAGATTAGTAAATTATATATCGCTGAACTACTAAATGATTGGTGAGAGAGGGGATGTTAGGATTGACAGTAGAATTGGATGAAGAGCGACTTCCCCATGAATATCCAGAGAATACATCAATTTCTATGGGGACGGCAGGAAATATAAGACCTAATACGGGAAGATATAAAAAGATTCCTATAAAGTTTGATATTGAAACTTTGGACTTGCTGCTTGCTTATGCATATGACGTAGATAATCAATTTATAACAAGATCAGCTCTTAATAATTTGTATAACTTGATAAGTTTATGCAATATGAATCTTTATAAAAATAATACTGCACTTAGGACTAGAATTGAACTTTTGTCTTATATGCTTGAGGCTCGATTACATATGGGCTTCGATAATAAAAAGATTCTCTTGAATTATGCTTTGGATAATTGTGAAAATAAGAATCTAATCAGAGAAGAAATTCTTCCTGAGTTCAATAAGATAAAGTTGAATTCAAGGATGACTCAATATCTGAACTCATATGTTGCGGATAGATTGATTTATGGATTCGTATTTTCATATAAAGATGAATTGTTTGAGATTTTTGAAGATTTGGAGTCTCATAACTATAAAACTCTGAGAGATATAAATCAGAGAATTAAAGAGATAATTACGAATCTTCTATTTGATATTAGAAATGCTGAGAACTATGCACAAGATATTTCAACTTTGGATTTGACTGAAGGAAATTTTGAGAACATTGTTAAACAAATTGTGCAAAAATTGAGAGATCCGGGTAATAAACTTATTTCTGGCGTTCAAGCATTGAATATTATGCTTAACGGCGGTTTTGAAAGAAAAAGATCATACCTGTTTTTCGGTATGACCGGTGTAGGAAAATCAGTTCTGCTTTTGAATCTTCTTATTTTTATCAAGAAATGCAACCGGGTCAAACCGAAAGACCCGTCTAAAAGACCCGCAGCATTGTATATTTCTCAAGAAAATACAATTGAAGAAACAGTTGAACGGATATTTAATATGGAGGTAACCGGAGATGATATCCGGAACTATACTCCATCTGAAGTAGTTAAACTTTTGAGAACTAAAGGTGAAATGACTCTCAATTCTGATGACGATATTGATATTATTATTAAGTATTATGACGATAAAGAAATTTCAACTCTGGATTTGTATTCTATCGTTAGTGACATTGAAGACACTGGTCGGGAAGTTATTGTAGTAATTCATGATTATATTGAACGTATCAGGTCTTCAAAAGGTCTTCAAGAACTTCGTTTTGAACTTGCTGAAGTTGCTAACGATTATTCAGTCCTCGCAAAAAGATTGGAGATTCCAGTCATTGGAGCGGGTCAGTTTAATAGAAAAGCCGCCGATACGATCGAGACTAATGAGGGAAATAAATATGATATCGGTAGGCTTTTGGGCAAGGCACATATTTCTGAAGCTTATGCAATATTGAAGAACGTCGACTCGGCCATTGCGATTAATAAAGAAATTGATGATAAAGGCTATGAGTATATGACGTTCAAAGACATGAAGCAACGTTCGAATAAAAGAAAAAGAAATAAATTTGCAGACTATTTTGCACACCCTATTGATCCCGAGAATGGCATAAAACTTATTCCAGATATTTATTTGGATGAGCCATTGTCAAGAGTCAGTCTTGATGAACTTATAGAAGAAAATGATATTATCAGCAGACGAAAACCAAAGAAAAGACAAGTCAAAGAACTTCCCGTTCAAAAAGAAGAAAAACCGCAAACAACTGAAATTATTTCTGGTGATACCATCAAAGATTTTAAATTTCTCGGAGAAATTATCAACGAGCGCAAAAATATTAAAGATAAAATTGAGAAAAGACTTCGTAATGTTGACGAAGAAAAACTTGATGATATTATGAAAAGTTATGGTTCTTATGTTAGAAACAGTAATGGATTCATAGTTATTAAAATGAACGAATCATTCTTCAAAAATAAAAAGGAATGGCAGGATTTTTGAACCTGCCATTCCTTATTCAGATATTTCCTAATTTTTTCTCAAGATTAATAATGTCTTCGATCAGCGTTCTATCAGATCCCCTTAATACACGAATCTTTCTCGGTATAAAATTTTCTACAGTTGTATTATTCAATAAAAGTAAAAGATAGTAAAGATTTTCTGTATCATATAGAAATTTGGATAGAGCTTTAGGTTTATACATATATTTTTTTGTCTCTTCTTCGCTCAAAGTTATTTCTTCTGCATTATCTTTCAATATATCTAAATATTTTTCAATCGCTATTGATGCCAAAAATTCAAAACCATCAAATTTTTCTATCTTACTCGCGTTTCTTAAATTAAAGAAGTCTTTTTTGACTGAATTTGCGTACTCTTGAAGCGTTTTATTCTTCGAAGCCAATTTCTTTCACCTCTCTTTAAATAAATGGCACGATAACTGCATCGTTTATATTTCTATTTGGTATAAATACAATCATCCGGCTTCCTTTTGGAAAATGAGGAGATGCCATATTATCATAGTTTAATGTTTTAAACGTCGCAATAAAGGACTTACTAACTTTAATAGAAATATAATTATTGTTTGACACTGTAGTAGAGACAAAAATATTTTCTTTTGATTTAAAAATATTAGGGGGGATTGAAATATTTGTTGAGGTGCCGGACCCTTGGCGGTCCATCATTAATTCAGGGATGTAAAGTTTCATGGAGTTAACATTGTAATTGTAATTTTCAACCGTGTATCCGACCATAAAATCTTTTGGCTCTGGTTGAGAAAAGATGGACATAGCCACATCACCTATCCTTATCTACGAAGGGGTTTTGATTATGAATCGAAAATATGTCCACATAAAAGAATATCAATTAACTAAATTAATTCTAGATTATATGAACGTGGACATGGAAGACGATGGCAAACTGTACCATGATGCTCTTCCATTGAAAAATAAGAGTAAATTTTTTACGCTGGTTCCTTATAAAGAAATGGGTAAGTTTAAAGACGATAATTTAACACCTATTAGACCATGTACTAATGTAAATCATTCTCAATATCTTATAAATTTGTTTTCGGAGATTAATGACTGTGAAAGTTTATTTGAATATAAGAATATGGAAGATAACGAATCCCTTCTTGAAGGAACTATGAAGTTGACTTATGGTAAAGAAGTAAAGAAAATTCATTTTTATGGAGTGAAAAATCTTAACACATTGATGGTAGGAGTTTTGTGTAAGATGGTCTTACCAAAAGATGTGTTTAAGAAAAATATAGGTAATATTTTGAAATTGGATCAAAAAATAACGGATTCTAAGAGGAAAGAATAATGGCCAAAGATTATGAATGGACTAAAGATCAAAAAGAATGTATAAACGAGGCTGTTAAGTGGTATAAAAAACAGACAAAGCAAGTTTTTGAATATGCAGGTTGGGCAGGAGTTGGCAAAACAACCATCGTCCCACATATGATCAAAAAGATGGGTCTTGAAATGGATGAAGTCTTGGCTGTTGCGTTTACAGGAAAGGCTGCATCTAACCTGACCCTGAAAGGCATTCCAGCCACTTCAGCTCATGCAGGATTTATGGAACTAATTCAAGTTCCTAAAACTGATAAAGATGGTAATGTAATAAAAAAAGAAGGTAAAATTTTAAAAACATGGAAGTTTAAAAGAAAGGATTCGATCCCAAGTCATATAAAACTTATTTTCATTGATGAAGCATATTTTCTGCCAAATGAGTTGGGGCAGATAGCCGAATCATTTGGTCTTCCAGTATGTGTTTGTGGAGATCCGGGACAACTTGGTCCAATCTACGGGAAACCAAGATACCTTTTAAAACCTGATTTCTTTATAAATGAAATTACGCGCCAAGGAAAAGAGTCAGGTATTATTGAACTTGCTACATTGATTAGAAATAATGAAGAACTTCCTTCGAAAAAGATGATTATAAAGAATGATGCTTTCATATTGCCAAAAAATGAAGTTACAGATGAAATTCTTCTTAATGTAGATATTATTCTCTGCGGAAGAAATAAAACCAGAAATTATTTTAATAAAAGAATTAGAAATGACATTCTTGGAGTTAAATCAAAGCTTCCTGTGAAAGGCGATAAATTAATTTGCAGGCACAATTATTGGAATAGGACATTGGAAGATATACCTTTAACCAATGGGGTTATCGGTACTGTGGTACACGATGTAGCAAAGTCATCTGTAGATTATAAATCTGGTGTAGTTAGGATAGATTTTATGCCAGATTACACTACAAAGAATTATTATATGAATCTTCCTATAGATATAGATTATTTTCAAGAAGAATGTGGAATGCATGACGAGGAAGACGATTTTGAGTATGGTAAAAAATATGGAATAAAAATGGAGCTTGCGAATGCAATAACAACTCATATTTCCCAAGGTTCAGATTTCCCCACAGTTTTATACTGGGATGAAGTTTATGGGGATCAAGATTTTATACGGAGATTAAGATACACGGGTTTAACCCGAGCAAGAAAAATCGCAATAATGGCTGTATAAACTCCGTACCAGAAATTTATTCTGGTACGGAGTGAATTTTTTCAAAATTATATATTATTATCATAGGATTAATTCTTTATCCATGAAAAGGAGTGCATAAAATAACATATGTGGATTATAAATAGCAATACTAGATATGGCGCTCTGGACTTTTTCACTATAAATTGTGTCGAAGAATGTTTAGAAATATTAAAAGATGATCTCGTTGATAAGGTCGTTGTGAATATAGTCCCATATACAAGGGCTGAATTTCTTATCGAGTGTGGAGGAGCTTCTCATAATACAAGAATTTTTAATAACAAATTTGATGCAACAAGACCTCCTAAGCTCCATGAAATTTTTTCTGAAGTAAATATATGTAATGATATCGAAAAACTTTTGGGAAGAAAACTATTTTTAAAATATTTCAAAAATAGATTTTTCACATTTATAGAATCTTTTGGCGTTGAAGTAAATGAATATTCGATGTTTACGATGTGTTTATTACATGAATTTGGCCATTGCAATTTGATGAAATTATTTTTACAGCTTGGGATGGAAAAAGAATATGACAACTTATATCATCTTTCTAAAGCTGTATCATATACGGTAAGTTCACATGTTACTGAAAAATTGTGGAATAAATATTATGGAATTTCTCTGAGACAAACTTCTGATCTGATGGAAAATAATGCAGATGCATACGCTTTTAAAAATTTTCCATACGTTTGGGAGCGTGTAAAAAAATTTATAAGACCTGAGTTGAAAAATAAAAGTGATTTGGTAATCACAAGATGTAGCGAAGGTATGAAAAGGACGAAGCTTTGGCTTGAATTTAAAAAATATCATATGACTCACATCCAAGGGGCTGCACAATATGATCAAAATCACGAAAAAGAATATCAATTCAAAATTTGATTTTTTTAAAAAAATTTGTATTGAGGAATGTATAGATTATCTGAAAGACAAAATTCCTCCGGTTAAAGGAGTTCATGTTATCGAAAATGATGATAATGATAACTCCTTTCTGGATGATATCGGGGGAGCTTTGTGTACAGTTAAATATAATGATATTAATATCTATTGTGAAATATATATTTCAGGCGATATATTAGAATACTATAAAAAATATAAAGAACGAGATAGAAGGGAAAAATTCCTGAGATCATTAGGAGTACCTGTTAACAAATACTCCTTGTTTTTAATAGTATTACTCCATGAATTTGGACACTCAAATTTAGTAAAAATGTTTTACGATGCAGGAATCATAGATGACTATAATATATTTGATACTATTTCAGACTCACTCTCTTCTATTTTTGAAAAACGAGAGGAGACTCTTTTAAAATGGGAATTCCGTTACAAAAACAATGAACTTACAAATATCGTTAACGGGATAGAATCCCAAAGTGATATTTTTGCAAGGGATAATTTTCTTCCATTATGGAAGAAATTGAATAAAATTTTAAGGTCTTACAAGTTAGACGAACTTTGAAAGGGGCAATAAACATGAGAGTACGGGTTAAGAGACAACCCCCTATCACGGACATAACCTTGTTTCAAATGAAATGCATTGATAAGATTATTAAGAAATTTTATAACGATATTCCTGAAGAGATTGCTAGACAGCGTCTTTACATTTATCACTCAGAATATCTAAAATCTAAAGTTGAAAAAAGGGTTAAGAAGATATATAAGAAATTTTTAAAATCCATTGGTGTGAATCCATCCAAAGAATCTTTTTATCTTTTATATATGCTCCAGAAAGTTGGAGAAGATAAAGCAAATATTGAATTTTCATATAACCATGCCTTGTTTTCACAAATAAAAGCTATTTTTGGAAAGTTTAATAATATTTTAACTTCCAAAGATACCTATGAAATAGCGGTAAAACTCCTTAAAGATTCTACACCTTTGTTAAAGTCAATCATTTTTGCATTAAATGTATTTATTGAAATATGGGAGATTGTAGAAACATAACGCAAATTACAATTCTTTTGGAATATATATTATTGATTTGTGGGGTATGAGACCCCCAAACCAAAAATCAAACTAAAAATTAAAGGAGTGTTTTCTATGGAAGTAAAGCTCAATTATTGTAACCGATACATGGATGAGCCACTCTACATATGGGCATAAATTCGTGATCGGGAAAATCGAATAAAATATAATGAAGGGGATGGATTATTAACCCATCCCCCTTCTCTATCCCCTTTATTTATTTTTGATATATATATTATAACTTTAAGAAAAGGAGAGGAGATTGTTTATGTTTAGTCATGATATTATCTTGATGGTCGGAATACCATTATCAGGTAAATCGACTCTCTCAAGACAAATCAGGAAAGATTATGGGCATGTTATCATTTGCCCTGATAATGTTCGGCTTGCTATTCACGGAAATCAATTTATCCAGACAGCCGAACCATTTGTCTGGGCCGTGGTTGAAACTATGGTAAGAACAATGCTTTTACAGGATGAAAAAATTATAATTGATGCGACAAACACACATTTTTCAGCTAGATCCAAATGGATAAGACTGGCAAAGGAAATGAAAAAATCTATTGTTGCGTGTGTTTTTCAAACACCATATAGCGAATGTATTGAAAGAAATAAAAAAATTAAGAGATTGGATCAATCTGTTATTGACAGGATGATCAATCAGTTTAAACCCCCTACTTATGACGAGGGGTTCGATTCTATTTTCAACGTAACTTGCAGAAATTATAAATTTGATTTTGAATTGGTCGAACCTCAAGAAAATTGAGATAATTTTTAATAAAATGAATAGAAAATAAAATATATATTATTATTTTGAACATGACAGTACATTAATAATTATGAAAGGGAGATGACCAATGCCAAATCTGAAAAAGCAAATGAAGAAAATTCAAAGGGAGCAGGAGCGGCTTGAAGAAATCATCAGGCTCCAGCAATCGACCTGCCCTCACGTTTCCAAAAAGGGTAAGTCGAAATTGGTGGAGTTCCAGGATGGCGACGTTCTCAAAGGTCGCTGCAAACGGTGCGGCGACGTTGTCATTTTGGACAAGAATTACCTGGGGGATAAAGAACTTCTCAAGTCCTCCACGGAAATCGTCAAAACGATGCTGGCCGAACTTCGTGCTGCGGCTCGGACTGGGAAAATCCGTATCGATGACGACACCCTCGGCCTGATCGTTAAATTTGACGCGGAAATTCTTCGCGACTTGCCGCAGACCTTCGAGGTCATCACCACCTCTGAAGGTGGCAAGGGTAAGAAGAAAAAGAAGAAGAAAAACAAACGGGAACGCTGGAGCTGATTCACGGCGCCGGAGGGATGATGGGTCCAATATGGGCTCATCATCCCTTTATTTTTTTGCCAAAATATAAGTATCCCTATACTTAGGGACCATAAATTTAATTTATGATTAATCCGCCAACCATTTTATAAGGGAAAATATATATTATTAAAATGAATATGTTGAAAGGAATGATACTTAGGTGACCATCAGAATTTTATGGTACATGAGAAAAGACAAAGATGTATTTAAGTATACAGAAGATAAGATTACAGTAAACTACGATGATAGGTCCAGAGTACGTCAATCACCAGAAGTTTATCTTCCCAGTACAGATCTTGAAGGGGCTATCCACCTGTTTGAAGAAATTTTCGCAAACAGCGCTGATGAAGTCACAGCCCCTGAATCTTGTGGATCTGAAATCATCGTTACTATTGATGAAACAACTGGTGTTATCACCGTTCAGGATGATGGACGTGGTATACCATTTGGAAAAATATTTGATCTTTGCGAGGTTCTCAGCTCATCTGGTAAGATGGGAACCAAAAATAGGGCGTATAACCATTCAACCGGCGCTTTCGGTATGGGTATGAAACTCGTGAACTTCCTGTCTGAGTATATGAAGATTCGGACGGAAAGAGATGGGAAGTTTATGGAGATTATTTACGAAGATGGCATTCGAAAGAATGTCACTGAAGGTAAGTCGAAACACAGTGGGACCTATATCGAATGGAAAGTCGATAAAAGGTTCTTCTCTGATACCAATATCAAGTGTGAACATCTTTTGGATAAAATCCGAAAGAAGAGTTATGTTCTTGGTAAAACTACCATTATATTTAATGGTAAAAAGAAAAACGGAGAAGAAATTACTAAACAATTTAAGAATGGTAAAATTCGAGATTATGTGACTCAATTTAAGATTTCTAGTCCAATTGCTGAATATAAAAATCAAGTTGGTAATAATAAAGTTGAATTTGTGTTCGGTTACGACTTGGAAACTGAAGATGGACCCAATGTTATAGGGTTCACTAATGGCTCCTATAACAAATCTGGTGGATCTCATGTTAATGGTTTGATAGAAGGTTTGTCATCATTTATGAGAGCATATATGATGGATAGCTACCTCTCTGAAAAAGAGAAAAAAGATCTTAGAATCCTTACTGAGGATGTAAAGCAAGGTCTTGTTGGTATAGTTTCAGTATATGCCCTCAATCCAAATTATAAAGGTCAATATAAAGAAGGCCTTGAAGATAGTTCTTTGAAAAATTTTGTATTCAATTCTGTTCGTAAATATTTGAAGGACTGCGATAAAAGCGTTCTCAACAAATTCGCTCAAATTATCAAGGCAAATGCTAAAGCTCGCACAGCAGCTGAAAATACGAAGAAGAAAGTCAAGAAAGATATTGTCAATGCATTTTCTGCGGATAGGATTAGTGAGTATTTGCCAATCTCGAAATTTTCTAAGAGCAAATTTAGGGAATTGTGTATTGTGGAGGGTCTTAGCGCTAAGGGCGGCTTTAAGGCTGTTCGCAATAAAGATGAGATGGCAATCCTTACAATCCGTGGTAAGGTTGAGAATATTTTTGACCTCCCACCCGCTGAAGCTGTAAAATCTTCTAAGTTCCTGTCCAATCTTGTACAGATTTTCGAATGTGAAAACGAGAATATCAAAAACTTCGATATCAATAAACTTCAGTTCACCAGAATCAATCTTATTACAGATGCTGATACAGACGGTGATGAAATCTCTTGTCAACTTGCTATGATTTTCGCAAGATTTTTTCCGAGTATTGTAACATCCGGCCGTCTCTATAAAGTTGTACCTCCATTGTATGAGGTCAAGATTAAAGGAGAGACTGTGTTCATTCCGACAATTCGGGATTATATGAAATATACTCAGGAAAGCTTTGCGAAATCTCATAAACTTTATTTGAACGGAAAGGAAATGAAGCAAGAAGATCTGCTGGACTTCTTGGTTGAATTCCACCGTTATAAAGATAATCTGAAGTATTTGGCGGATCAATATGTCTTGACCCCGGAGTTCGCCGAATTCCTTATCAGTAATCTCCATGTGGGGTTCGAGAATGATAAAGTTGATCTTTGGAATAAAAAGATTCTTCCAAGTAAGTTCAGGTTCATGCGAGCATATGCCGGAGATAATGGATTTATACAAATCGAGGGTATGGTTGGAAGCGAATATAACTTCTTCGAATACACTGAAGAATTTATTGAGGACGTAACTCAACGATATCAAATCAATCCGAATGCTTACTTCTATGGGTATACTGTCGACGATAAACCTATGAGTCTCTATGGTGTGATGACCGAAGTTTCCAGGTATGCACCTAAGATAGTGACTAGGTTTAAAGGTCTTGGCGAGATGCCATCTGAAGACCTTGAAAGAACAGTTGTCGACAGAAGGGCTCGTCATAGCATTCGTTTGACTATGGAAGATATCGAGAGGGACTATGAGCGAATGGCTGTTATGCACTCTAAGAAGCCACACTATTCTGAACGTCGTAAAGTTTTCATGAGAAACTTCAAGTTTGACATAATGGACATTGACACCTAATCTTATTTAGAAAGGACGGGGTGCCACTTGGCCAACCGTAAACAATTTAGAATCAAATATTACAGCGCCGATGACTCTCAATTGTATACGATTATCCAGGTGGCGCCTACGTCATTTGAAGCCATTACCAAAGCAGAAGAAAGAATTAGACGATCGACCGAAAATTTCCAAATTGTTCTTGTTGAGGATCTCAACTCTGATTTTTATATTAATCAGATTAGAGACATCCTGACAACCTCGATTCAAAGAGAAAAGGAAAGAGAGGCTGCAAAATGGGTAAATCCAAAAAAGGTAAAAAGAAAAATGGCATGAAGGAATTCGCTGTCACCTACTCGTTCAGGGGAATTCCTGGGACTGCCGTAGTCGAAGCTATCGACAAATACTTCGCAATCATGAAATTCAAAGAAACCAACCCCGGTGCGGTAATCAAAGACGTAAAAGAAATCATTCCACCAAAACCCGAAGATGACAGCCAAGTGAGTAACGGCTGATAAATTCAGGAGGACTCATAATGACTATCAGAGTAAGACCAATACCGGGATTCTTCAATATGGAATATATTGAAGAAAAAAATATTGCAGAGTTTGACGAGCAGGGGATGGCTCTCCACGGGGTCAACCGGAACCTTCAGAGAAACATCGCCCTGTTTTATGATAACCTGAAGGTTGTCCATAGGCGTATTCTCTACGCCATGGCAACAATGGGACTCCGTCCGGATAGAAACTTTTCTAAAGCTGCTGGCGTTGTCGGCAGAATTATCGAGAAGTATCATCCGCATGGGGACTCAGCGACGTATGAAGCTTTGATTTTTATGGGGCAACCTTGGAGAAATATCATGCCTCTGGTTGAAGTTAAAGGTAACTACGGAAATGCCGAAGGTCCTGATGAATATGCTCAAATGCGGTATGTTGAATGTCGCTTGAACAGTTTCGCCTGGGACTGCTTCTTCAGTGAATGGGATTTGAAATCTGATCTCGTTGATATGAGGCCCACGTTCAATGGAGAAGATGTGGAACCGCTGTATCTTCCAGCAAAATATCCACTCTTTCTCATGAACTGGGGGAGCGGGATGGGATTCGGTCTCTCCACATCTAGTCCTGGGTTCCTTCCACAGGATGCAATGCAAGCTGTTATTGATCTTATCAAAGATCCGAAAGCAAATATTGTATTGTATCCTGAGGACCCGATGGGATGTACCATCATTGGGAAAAAAGTCTTCAAGAAATTTGTGGACCATAACTTCAATGAAAAAGATGACGAGAGCTTGAAGTTTAGGGTTCGGTCTGATTATGTGGTGGAAAACGGGATTATTAGAATCTTGAATACACCATTTGAGGTCAGTCCGAAGACGGTCTTTAATAAAATTGTAGAGCTTAAAAATAATAAGAAGATTGATGGAATTATAGATATGGAAGTTGAGCTGAAACCGGGTAAAATTCCGCAGCTCAAAGGTAAAGAAGATACTATGAATATCATTATTGAATATTCCAAGGGTGTCGACCCGCACATCCTTATGGAGAAACTCTATAAACTTACTCAGCTTGAGACCACTTTCTCTCTGAATTGTGTTTACGTTGATATGAACAAGAACGTTAAATTCAATTTGAGAGAAAGCATCCTGTATTGGATTAAATTGAGGAGAAAGGTTCTCAAACGTATGTATAGGTCTCAGCTGAATGAAAAGTCGAAAAGAAATTATGTGCTGGATGCACTTATTGACCTTTTCGACAAAAATCAAATTGATGCAGTTATCAATATCTTTAAGAAGAATAAGAGGTCTGATGTCGCAGAGATTCTCATAAAGAAGTATAACATCAGCGACTATCAGGCAAAGAAGATCTCTGAAATGAGACTTAGTGATCTTTCTCCTGACGCATATGAGGAGTATGTGAAGGAGAGAAAAGAAAATGCTAAAAAGATCAGAGAACTTCAAGATATTCTGAAAAACAAAAAGACTCTTGATGAGATCATTATTCGCCAAATGGAAGAGGGTATTAAGAAATATTCTCGTCCGAGACAATCTAAAGTGATTGAGATGGCGAATGAAAATAAAGAAGAAGAATTTTTCGATATAGAAGTAATCAATACTGGTCATGTGAGAAAAATCAAACATGGTAATAATATCGAACTCAATACTGAAGATGCAGTTCTTGTTAGTAAATACGAAAATATTGGAGATACAAACAAATTGTTTGTGTTTACTAACACTGGACTGGTGTTTAGCGACTATATTTCTAATATCAGAGTTTCCAAAGATCAAAGTATTGGAAGCTTTCTTTCAAGGAGATATGAATCCGCAAAATATGCAGCGGTCGGGTCTCTGGTTGGGAAGGAATCTTCTTCGAGTAATGTGATTTGCGTCACTAAGCAAGGTATTGTGAAGAGCAGTAAATTCTCAGACTATTTCATCTCATCCCAAGGAAGCTACGGAATCAAGCTTTCTAAGAATGATGAACTCGTAACTGTTTTGGAAGCCACCTCTAATGACATTAAATCTTCTAGAGTTCTCATTTATACGAAAAATGGTAAATGTGTGATGTTCCCAGTGAACGATATCACTGTAACGTCCAGATTTACTATGGGCAACATGGGAATCAAGCTCGAAGAGGGAGACTATGTCATTGGGGCAGAGATTGTTAAATCTTCTGATGAATATATCGTCACAATCTCTGAAAATGGGTACGTCAAAAAGTTCTCAATTGAAAATACGTTTAACAATATTAGACGAGGATCTTACGGAGTATCTATAGTATCATCTGATGAAAATCTTCATAAGGTGGCTACTGTTAGCTCCAAAATCTCTACACTCAAGCTTATTTCCCTTCAAGGCGTAGAGGAGATTAAACTGGATGAACTTCAGGTTAAAACCAGGTTGTCGTCCGGAGATAAGCTTCTCAAAGCTAGAAGGAAGAATGAAGTTATTGTGAAAGAAAAATAAACAATAAGGAAGGAGATACACTCCTTCCTTATTTTTTTTTTTTGAAATATGTAGACAAATTTATTTTACTCGCAGAAACACTCAGATAATATACTTACTGAAAGGAATGATCTAAATTGTCTGATACACTTATCATAGATACTTTATATCCAAGAGCTGCAGCAGCATTGAGTAACCCATCTAATGTGGAAAAATTAAAACAATACTTATCTAAGTATTTTGATCGAAATTCACATATTCTTTTTTCATTGAATTTTACGGATAAATTGATTGTATTCGACGCCGATAAGTCAGTTCTTTTTCAAGTATTGGGAATAAAAGAAAAAGAGATACAAGATGTTTTGAATAAATCTGAGTTTGGTAAAATTAAATGGGTATTGAACCCCACCACAGTATCTCTTCTTTTATGTATTCTTTATTTTGATGAAAAGAAGATGGAAAAAGAATCTGAGATAGTCCAAATCTTTTTAACATGCTACTTCTATTCTGTATTACATCCTAAAATTTTCAAATTTCCTCCGAATGCCGCAATTATGGAATACACTTTGACTAAAAATCCAAAAGTCACTGGTAACTTTATTTTCAAAAGAGAAGGTTCTTTATTTGGAGCCTTTAAACATATGTCAAAAACCTCCCATGAAAACTATATTAAAGATCTGCGCGAGAAAAGAACCGATAAACTAGTTAACGATTATGTAAGTTCAATAAGAACTAGATTAAACTCTCTTCTTAAGAATATCATGGAGCGGTTTCTTGAAGACCATAAAGCAGGTCATTTCTTTAACAGGGAAGCCGATATTCACGACGATGAAACTTACAGATTAGCCGATAGTACATCTCTATATATATCTAAATTGGCAACTAAAACATCGATAAATATTGTTAGCTATAGGTTTGATAAAACCCTCATAAAAAATATTGCAGCAACTGATGTTAATTTACATCCTGTAACTCTCGGAAATATTTTGAATACTGTGGTAGATCATTTTCGAAATGAAATTGATAAATTTGTTAGCACTATAATTGAGTTATATGTAATAGAGGGTAATAATAACGTTAAAACTATAAACTCATCTAAATTTATCAACGATTGTCTTTATCTCTATAAATCTAATTCCAGTAAACCAAGAGTAGTTTTCTTAAAAGAAACCTTGGATAAATGGATTGCAGAAGGATCAAGGCTTAATGGAAAAAGATTTATTCGTGAAGCTACTATTTATGCATATAGAAAAGCCATTTTCTTGGCTTTTGTATATACTATTAACAAAGAAAGTAAGCCATCATAAATTAAGGAGGAATTAATTTGGCTACCACCAAGAAGCATCAAAAGATTCTTGATTATATATATACATCAATTGACGCCATTGACCCTACAGGGAAGAATACTGAGCGTTATAAAGAGTATTTCGAACATATGTCCGATGAAGAGTTTCAAAAGTTCCTTAAAGAATTTCTTCAAGACGAAAAACATCATTTTACAGTGGAAATGGATCAATTTGAGCAGAATGTTACTATTGAACAAATTGCACATGCTGCTCAGGTTGCTAATGTCATATTGGAGGATTATTTGGTAAGACCGGATATTAGCGACGACCCTGAAAATCCTTATGTTACTAACCATAAAGTTCTCCTTCTTTACTTGAACCAACGACGGGTTCAGCAAACACTTTCTGTTAAAAATCATGTATCCACATCTATTGATAAAAGAAATCCAAAAGTTGGTCAAGTTATTGATGATGATAAGAACTCGTCCACTTCTGCTTTGGAAATGTATCAACTTGTATTCCAAGGAGCCCTTAACAAATTAAAAGAAGATTTCGGGCCTAAATCAGATAACCTTGTGGCTAAAAATGAAATGCTTTATCAGATTCAACGCAAAGGATCAGTCTCTCTTGAAGAACTTCCAAACTTGGTTAAAGATAGAGTTGCCCTTAACTATTTGAACTTTTTGTTATTGGCAGCAGGTTACAGTTCTGATTTGATTAACGATAAAGATCTTCTTCCTATCGTAATTGAACGAGGAGGAAAATTGTACGATTAATTATATATATAAATCTCAACATATTCATACAAATATATATTATTCATATGTGGACTTTTGAAACTTTAAAAATTAGTTAGGAGGTGCTTTAACATGCAGCAAAATAATAACTCTAAACCTATTAAAAAACAACCAGAAATTCCTATCAAAGGCGGCCTCATTCAAGAAGTTGCTTTGGGCGAAATGATTGCCCAACAGCAACTCAATGAATCTCAAGTTAAGAAAAGCTAAAGCGCCTTGCTTTAGCTTACTTTTTATTAATCTCTAAAAATATCCAATAATTGTATCTAGATATTTTTAAAACTGTGATAATTTTTAGTTTAAACCAAATTTTAGGAGGTTAAAATTATGTCTCTTTATACACCCACGATTGTTACTAACAATAAACGCTATAGAGTTACCAATCGAGCTAAATTTATTCTTTCTACGTCTATCATGTTTATTACTTTCATCACAATTGCTTATGTAGCATTTTCATTTATTATCAGTGAAATTAATGAATATCGCCAAGAAAAAGCTTATGAAGCGTGGCAACAAGAACTTGAAATTCTGAAGAAAAAATATTCCTTCACAATTGGTGAAATTGAAATTAGTGCTACAAGTGCCGATGAGGCTCTGACAAAACTTAAAGCTCAAACTGAAGCTATTTTGATCGAGAAAAATAGTTTGATCGATGAACAGCAACAGATCATTTCTGGTTTGGAGGAAAAGTATGTAAAAGATATTTATGAGATGAAACAAGTGACCAAAGAAGAAGTCAAACTTTATAATCAATACGCATACGCACTTGAATACCCAGAGTCAGATATGACTATTGATGATCTGAAAATGATCAAAGAGATAACAGATGAAGAAAATATTAATATGCACCTTTGGCTTAGTGTCGTTGAAGTAGAAAGCGGATATAGATCTTATGTCAGATCAAGTTTGTCAACGGCAGCTGGCTGGGGGCAAGTTCTTAAAGGAACTGGCGAGTTCCTCTATGAAGACTCTCTTAAACTTGGAAAATACAACCATCAGAAAATGGGTACAGATAAAGAAATTAATGCAAGAATGAGTATCCATTACTTGGCAATGCTGATCAAAGAAAAGGGTAGTATCGAAAAGGCTCTTATCAGTTACAACGGTAATGAGCTTGGTCAACGGTATGTTACTCTTGTAAATAATACCCTGAAAAAGAACACAGGTATGACACTAAATGATATCAGCATAGCCAATTAATATAGATTCAAATCATAACTTTGACAAAAATATATATTATTAATTTAGTGACGACTACTAATTAGTGGTCGTCACTTTTTAATACAAACTATTACTGGAGGTATTAGGAATGACCAATGAAATGAATGAAGCTGCAAAGATTTTGACCGAATCTCTGAAGGAGAACGTTTCGAAAATCCAAGCGAAAAAAGATCAACCGTTCCAAATGAAAATGAAAGCAAGCGTCATTGGTGTCGGCGCTGGCGGCGGAAATATTGCTCATCTTATGACGAAATATGGATACGATACCGCCGCGTTCAATACTACTCAAGCCGATATGGTCGACTTGGATGTGAAACACAAGGTTGTGATCAAGGGCGTGAACGGGTCTGGCAAAGACCGCGCATTCTCGGCAACTGAGTTCAAGCGGTCGTACAAGGCGTTCTTTGATCATGACGGAATCAAGCAACTTATGAAAAATGATCTGATCTTCATTGTCGGCACCGGTGGTGGCGGTACGGGAACGATCATTTCTGTTATGACCGCCGCTTATCTCAAATCCGAGTACCCCAACAAGACAATCGTCATGATTGGGATTCTCGGGTCTATCAAGGAAGATCTTATTTCTCAGAAAAATATGCGTGAATTCATGTCCGATCTTGAAAACAAGCTGGAAGTTCCTTACCTGCTGTTTGACAACAACCGAGTGAAGAACAAGATCGGAGATGACGTTTATGATCAAGTGAATAACGAGATCGTAAATGCTATCCGCATTTTGTCTAAAGAATTCTTTGTTGAAAACTCCAGGAGCAATATTGACGGTCGCGACTTCGCTCGGCTTACTTCTTTCAGGGGATTGATGTCAGTTGTGGCTATTGACAATCTGAATATCAGTGTGTCTGAGGAGCGGGTTGATTTGGTCAGCCGTGTTCGAAATGCCATCGAAAATTCGACCGTTATTACCACCGAAGCTCCTGATGCTTATGGATTCTTTATGAATACAGATCCAGAGGTTTACAGCCTCATTGATATGACGTTTGATGATGTGCAAAATGAAATCGCCGGTATTCCAACAAGCGGTCTCGTATTCCGGCATCTTCAAAACCGGTCCGGAGAAGGCCCTGAATTTGCAATGATCATGACCGGCATGTCGGCACCGATTGCTCGGTTCAAAATGATTGAGCGTCGGATTGCTGAATATGAAAATGTGAAAGGAAAAGAAAGAATCCCTGTGGTTGAACGCGAATCGGAAGGCCCGCTGAGACTTGCCGGGGATGGGAAATCCGATGGCACTGGAAAAGGTGTATCGGCATTTGATAACTTCTGAAGAAAGGCAGGAACCTTATGAAAATTGAAATCAAAAATTATTCGAACAGGGAAGTTGGGCCGGTCGGTGATAGACCGGCCCGTTCCAAGAAACTCGAAAAAATTTATGAAACTCCTAAAAGCTTTCTAAAAGAGCCCCTGGAGGTGATTGAAATTTCCGTTCAAGAAAATCTTGAAACTCTCTTCAAGCACTATACGGACTGGCGGAGAGGGAATGGAAAGCGCCCTGAATATATATTCAACATGATTCAGGATTTTGCGTTCGTGTCCATTCTTCCTAAAATCGTTAGAAAGAATTATGATTTCATTATTAAACATGGGGAAGAATTTAGCGAGATCATTTCCACTGCCGTTTCTGAATTGACAAAACATCGGAGAAATCGGTATAAAGAAATGATTTCGATTTACTCTAGCATTTATGAAGAGCTTAACGAGCGTCGTATTAAAAAGATTATGTCTTTGGATTTGAAAGACATTAATTGGGACGACGCTTTGAAACTCTGTATCGTTTCCCATGGCTCTCCGAGTCATACTATGAACAATACTTTGAAAATGATGTACAGCATTTTGAAATTTAATGATTACGAAAGTGTTAGAAAGCTTCTGGTTAAGCTGTATGGAAAAAAAGACATGCCGAAAGTTGCTGTCTATATTCTTCTCGAAAAGCGACCAGACTTTACTAAATCGAGTTGGATAGATTCCGAGCTGTATTCGGTTCTCACGAGTATAGCTTTGGATGAAATAAATAAGCTTGATAAGAAAGAGATCAAGAAATTGTTGAAACTCTATTGCCATGAACGGAGAAAATCCGAATTTGAACAGTATATCCGAAGGAGAATTAGTCTCTCTTCAATTAATAAAGAAGATTACAAGAAAATTCGTAAAGTTATGAAGAAACTTGCAAAGAAAAATGAAATGTATAGAAATTTCCTTGATATGAACAATGTGAAAAAGAAAAATAAATAACCATGGAGGGGCTCATCCCCTCCATTTTATTTTTTCTTTATTATTTTTATATTAACAAAATAGAAAGAATTTAATGAGAAAGGATAAGTGAGATATGTTAAGATTGTACAATCAAACTCCTGTATCGAGTGAAGTAACAGGTTGGGGAGTTTTTGCCACTCCTTCCAAAGATAAATCAAAGAAAAATTATCATATTGCCCTCAGAGGAACCGATAAAGGAATCAGACTCCCTATTGACAGGTATAAATATGAAGAACTTACTATTGTAGATTCTGGAATGGTATTCCCTGACATAAATAAATTTACAAAACTTTATTCTGTTTGTATTGGAGAAAATAAATATATCCCAGTTGTAACTCTTGCAGAAAATGAAGAAGAGGATAGAAATATTCTTATGTATAACTATGAGACTGGACCTGGAGAAGTTCTTACAGACGTACAGCTTTTCAATATGCAAGTAATCACTAGCTATATTACGAATAAAGATTTTAGGACAAGAATCACTATTGCCGCCATTGATATTAATAATAAAGAGGACTTTGGGATTCAAATCAAATACGGATTTAATAATGGAAGAATTCTCCAAGTTGAAAAAATAATGTTTACAAGTTATCATACGATTAAAGAAACTAGTAAAAAATATGGCAATAATAAACAAGTTGAATATTTCTATATCGATACATCTCATGAGCACGCAACTGAACCTATTTCTAAAAAGAATATTGAGGTTCCAAGAATTGATCTGTCTGAAATTTGCATTAATTAATAGATCAGATAAGAGATAGGAAGAAAGCTTCCTATCTCTTATTTATTATTTATTTTTTAACACAAATATACAATATGAATGAGAGGAATGATAAATTTGGGTCTCCTCGAAATGATCCAAAAACAGCGTAAGGCTGAGAAAAAATTTGACGATATTGTAATTAATGAAATTAGCTATCCTACAGGTTTGCTTCCTCTTGATTACGCAAATGGTGTAAGAATAACATCTTATGATGAAAATGATAGACCGATTGCAAAATTTGATTCTATCGGTATTGTTGGTGGGACATTTGTTACGACTATCGGGATTTCCGGAACAGGTAAAACAGCACTTGCTATTGATATTGCAGTTTGTGGTATTCACAAATTTGGAGAAATGTCTGCCGTAGATCATTTCGATCTTGAGCTGGCATCCACTATGCAAAGACCTCTTACGATCACCAGAATAAAACCATCTCTTTTGAAGAAAACTTATGCAATTTATCGTGATCGTGCCGCAGAGGATGTTGTAGATATCTTCAAAACACACTGTCAATTGAAGCTCGATAATAGAAAACTTTTCACATATAAAACAGGCATTCGCAATATGTTTGGCGAAGAAATTGAAGAGCTTTATCCGTCATTTTCTTTGATCGATTCGTTTGCAATGTTCAAATCTGGAGAACTTGATTTGGGCAAAAAGAAAGTTGAGGATATTACGAATAATATGCAAGCGGCAACTTCCGCAAAGTTTAATAAAGCTATTCTCTCTCAAATGCTTGCATATGGAAAGAAAGCAAATGTTGGCATTATTGCCGTTAACCATATTAACCAAGACGTAAACACAGGCTTCTTACCAAAGCCGAGTCAACATATGTATTTATCCCAAGGAGAAACGATGCCTGGCGGCACAGCATCTTTGTACCTTGCGAATAACATCATCAAATTGAAACTGATTAAGAAGTACAATATCGACAAACCGGATACCATGGAATATGGAATTCCTGGTTTCTTGGTTGAAGCGAAATTTATCAAATCTCGTACAAATGCATCGAACGTGCCAGTTGAACTGGTATTTGACCATCGCAGAGGCGGATTTTCCAAAATCTTGACTCTGTTTAATTATGCTGTGAAGAATGAACTTCTTCTCGGGAATAACAGGGGATACTATCTGCCTGGTCTTGAAAGTGTTAAATTCACGAAGAAAACGTTTAAAGACGTTGTTATAAAATCTCCTGAAGTTCTTGAAGCTTTGTATGAAGCTTGCAAACCTCATCTTGAAACTATGCTTTCTACCGATATTGGAAGATTGAGTTCGTCCGAATCTGAAACCCAAAAAATTGATGCAATGTATCTGGCCCTTGAAGAGCATGAAAAAGATATTGAATTCTATAGGGATCAAGGTTGGACAGATTTCATTAACGGTAAAACAGATTTTAATCGTAAAAAATTCTGGTACAAAAAATGATTTTACATCCTAAAATATATATTATTATCGTGGATAGGATTCGAGTTCCTATCCACGATAATGTATTTAGGGTGATAAAATGTCTAAATTAAAGATTGATCAAATTGTAGAAGATTGTATACTTTTAAGCACAAGCTTACCACAGATATCTGTGGCCGAGTGTATTGAATTGACAAAGATTGTTCATTCTCATAATTGTAGAGTATGCGATTACCCGGAATATCAAAGTAAATTCATTCAACATCCTGAAGAAATTATTTTACATTTAAAATCAATTATCGTTAATAACGATTTTGAAGCAGTTATTTTTAATAAACGTGTAGCCGATAGGACTTATAAAATAATTATTAAATTTATTCAATTAGATTCAAAAAATATGGCACAAATTTTGATATATAAAAGCGAACCTGACAGGAGGATTCCCGATGCTTCAACCTGAGCAAATGGAAGAACTTGACCGAATTGCAAGTGAACTGAAAAACATTGACCATGCATATGGGAGCGGGTTATTCATCCCGTTGGGTAACAAAGTAAACTCTTCCCGTGCAGCTTTGGTTTATCAACAAATTGGCCAGTCTAAAAATTTGGAAAAGCCTGAAATTCCAAGAATCGTGACCGGCTATGAAAAAGCCTTTGGTGATAGATCCACGTCTTATCTCAAAGCTGATAGAAGATATGAAGTCGTCGAAAAGATTAGAAAATTCGATAATGATTATGTATATGCATTGGTAGTTAAAGAAGTAGGAAGAAACTATTATGACATTATTTTCAGAAATGAAGTTGAATCCTTCGCAGAATCTGCTGGTGTGCGAATGGATAATGAAAATATTGATTCTAAGAAAGTTGGAGATATTATTGAGGAAGGAGAAATTCTCTATAAGTCCCGCTCCTATGATGAAAATATGAACTATCGCCTTGGTATCAATGCAAAAACCTTGTATCTCGTTGATCCGGCGATTGTTGAGGATGCATTTAGAATTTCTGATACACTTGCAAAAAGGTTGAAAACTACTGAAGTGAATACGTTCAAGATCCCTAAAAATACTAACGATATTCTGCTTAACTTGTATGGGGATAATGAAGAATATAAAGCATTTCCGGATATCGGCGAAAAGGTAAAGAATAAAGTTCTGTGTGGGCGACGCAGAATTGACTATAACAATGCTCAATATATGCTGAAGAGCAAAAATCTTAGAAAAGAAATGTTTGGAGATACACTTTATTATACTGAAGGAACTGTCATCGATATTGACATCTTTTCGAACATCCCTATCGAAGAAGTTCCGAATGATAAAGTTAACAAACAAATTCTCAAGTATATGAAAATGATTAATAGATATTGGCAAGAGCTTAAGAGGGTATTGGGTCGAATCGTTGAAAATCCTGAAAACGAATATTCCGATCAGATCGGAATTACCTATGCCAGGGCTAAAGACGTGATGAGTATTGGTAAATATGTAAAATGGGATGACGACGGCTCGATTTTCGATAGCATGATTATCTATATTACTGTGGTGAATACAAAAAATGCTGTTATTGGAACGAAACTTGTGGGTCGCCATGGTAATAAAGGTGTCGTTTCAGAAATTGTTCCTGAAAAATATATGCCAAAGAGCGAAGATGGTGAACATGCTGAAATTATTTTCAGTGCGCTCAGTGTAATTGGGCGACTTAATCCGTCTCAGCTTTATGAATTGGAATTGAACTGGATTGTTGATGAAATTCTATCTGGCGACGTTTCAAATAAAAAGAAATTTGAGGCTTTGTTGGATTTCCTCTCTATCTGTAATCCGGATCAGGAGAAACAAGTTAGAGAATTTTATGAATCTCTCAATAAAGAAGAGAAAGAAGAATTTCTTTCTCAAATAACTAAAGAATTCGTAGTATTTCAACCTCCGAGCATGTCTATTAGTTTTAAAAATTATGGTGAACTGATCGAGAAATTCAAACCGAAAAAGAAGAAGTTCACCATTATGGACGAATCTGGTAAAGTGTTTAATATCCAAAGAAAACTTATTATGTCTGATACGTATATTTATAGATTGAAACATGAACCGATTACAAAATTCTCGGTCAGATCTAAAGGTACGATCAATCCTAGAACTTTCCTTCCGATTAAATCTCATGCATATAGCAGAGGGACTGCACTGTTTAACAATCAGGCAATACGGATTGGAAATATGGAAATGGATATTCTCAATTTGTGTAATGACCCTGCGGCTATTAACTATTTCACGCGACTGTATTGCACATCTGTGATTGGGCGTCGCGAATTTGCACAGTTGTTGTATACAAACTTGTTTTCTGAAGATCTTGAAATTGAAATGGAGAATCCAAAGTCCAGGGTTGTTGACCTGTTCAATGCTACATTTATGGTATGTGGTATGGCTTTGGAATTTGAATATGGAAAAACTAAGGATGTTGAGGAATTCTTCCTTGAAGAACTGAAACAGATGGACAAGAAAACAATCAAAGTAGTATTTGGTGGATGGGATAAATTAAGAGTATAAATAAATACCGGAATATATTTCGGGGAGTAGTATCTTCGCTAAAACATTGATTGATTAAAAGTGTGCAGCCATTTCAAGTGGCTGCACACTCAAATTCTTATTATTTTTTACAAAATATATATTATTAATATAGTGATAAAAGATAAGGAGGACTAAGCAGTTAATGTCTAAACTTTTAAAGAAGTCCAATAAACTTCTACGAAAAATCGAAGATGGAAAATATGTCTCAGCAGTTATTGGATTACAAGATCCAGATATTATTATGGATCTTCATGAAATAACTTTTAAGCCGGATAAATCTGTTACAAAAGAAGAGCTTGAGGCTGTTGAAAATATTCTTAAAGTAAGTAAAGCACTCTACGAACTTAATCAATATATGAGTGGATTTGTGTACAAACTTATGCCCGATGAAATGTATGACAGGCTTATTGAGAAATATAAAAATATCACGGGCGGGAAAGAACCATTTCAATCTTTCATTCCATCTGGGATGAGAAGTGTGGAACAGGATTTTCCTGAACTGTCTGGTACTTTGGATAAAGTTTATGAGATTTATGATACTACAAATAAACCTTCTTTGGAGAAGTGGCTCAGGAAAATAATGAAAGAACTTAATGTTAAAAAACTGAAGCTTCTTGTAACTCCGAAGTTTGATGGAACTTCCGTAACTGTAACTTATGACAAAAGTGAAAGTAAAAGCCATATTGTATATCCAGTAAAAGCATTGACTCGTGGAGATTTCGAAAGAAATCTTGGAGTTGATCTGTCTAACATTCTCAAAGGTGTGGATTCTGTTTATGTAACAAGTACCGATTTCTATAACACTATTCCCAGAAGATTTGGGGTCCAGTATGAAGCAATGATTACTGAATATGGAAGGAAAAGACTTTCTGAGGTCGTAGGAATTAATTATTCTACAAGAAGGGCGGCAATTGCTTCAGCTCTTAAAAGATTGACAAATCCAAAAACAACTGTTGAGGAGGCAAAGGAAATCAATAAGTGTATAACCCTTGTCCCTCTTATGGTTGACAATTATTTTATGCAGACATTCAGAAGAAAGATGAGTTTACACGATCTTATGATCGCAGTAAACTTTAATTTCTATATATGTGATGCTGAAAACACACTTAGCTTTGAAATAAAGTCTATCCATGGAGATATTGATTATCTGCTTTCTAAATTTAAAGAAATAGTTGAGGACTATGTAAACAGAAGAAACAGTATGAACTATAGTATTGATGGATTGGTTCTGACTATTGACGATTATAATCATATAGCGAAACTTGGAAGATCCAGTAACAAGAATAAGTGGCAAATTGCATATAAATTCGATGCCTTGACACAAAGAACGAGAATTACTGGAATCATTCCAACAATGGGAAAACAAGGTTTCATTGGAGCCAATATCACATTCGAACCAATTGAATTTAATGGTGTTCGGTACGAGAAAGCTCCAGTGAATAATATTACAAGATTTCGTGAACTTGATCCTCATATTGGGGATGAAGTGATTGTATCCTATAACGCTGATGTTATGGGGTATATTTATAAAGATGAAACATGTACGCCTAGTAAAAATGGGGAACCTCTTGAACTTCCAACCCATTGTATAAAATGTGGCGAACCACTAACTGTGGCTAAGGATATGTTGAAATGTGTGAATGATGACTGTCCTGGCCATAAAGTGGGAAAAATTCTTGAGACCATCCGTATATTTGACCTGGACTTTTTCGGCGAAGAAACTGCAAATGACCTCGTCGATAAAGCTGGAATCTCAGATACAATTGAGTTCATACAAATGAAATATGAAGACTTGGCTAAAGTCCTCAAAGGTCTTAATTTGGAAAAAGCCTGGGAAGAGTTTCAAAATAAAATTAAAGCCCCGATTGAATATCCCAAAGTAATTGACCTTTTGAGGATTCCAAGTCTTAGAACAAAAACTGCTGAAAAGATCCTTGAAGATATTCCTATAAACCAGCTCGAAGAATGGATGAAAACTGGTAATGTCAAAGAGTTATATTCCGCTCTGAAAAAAGTCAAAGGAATTGACAAAAAGGCAGATGAGTTTGCGATTGCATTGGTAAATGCATATGAGGAATTTTCACAACTCAAGAAACTTCTTAACTGTGTAGACTCTAGTGGTAAGGAATACAATAAAGTTATTTTGGTATCAGGTTTTAGAAGCAATTCCGAATTTGACTCTATCTGCAAAAAGTTAAATTTTAAAGTAATTGAAACAGGTAGTAAATATGATTTATTGGTAGTAACTCCTGAGAGGCTCGATGGGAAGAAAGCATTACAGGCAAGAAAGAAAGGCATTCCTATAATGCTTCTTTCAGAGTTCATCAGGACATATTCTTAATTTAAAACAATATATTAGGATGCGGAAAAGTGTGATGAGTCATATTAAGCAAGGTTAAGGGGAACCGTCGAATCCGGCATTTGGTTCTTTTGAAAAACTGAGACTTCGAATTATCCCGCCTAATACGATAGGGATGATTATAGCAATCTTGCCTCGGATTTTTCCGTCTGGGTTAATTAGCTGTGGGCTATTAACTGTCGCGGGAAGAGAAGAGAAACTTGCTGAAGTTCTCAGAAAAGAGCGGCAATGCTGGTAGATGGTAAATTGTTTGGTGGGGGTAAGTTAATAGACTCATTATCACACTCCGCTATCCTTAATATAGAGGCCAGGAGTCTTATAGACTCCTGGCCCAATCACTTTAAAATTTCAATTTTTAGAGAAGTATATATTATTGTATTGGTAAAGAAACATCTTTATCGAACTATAGTATTAATTATGGGGTGATGTTTATAGAAATATAAGTGAATAAAATTCACTTACTTTTGGAAAATATATATTATTACATTGTGAAAGACACAATATTAGCAATAATATGTGTCTTTAAATATCAACAAATGGGAGGAAAAAAGAAATGGCGAAAAAACTGATCGAGATCACCAACTCTGTTGCCAGCAAAGCATTTTATTGTGAAAAGGATGTCGGCGGCGAAGCCAAAAAGGCAGAGGTCGACATTGCGGTTCAATCCATTATCGATACCGGCATTTCGAATGCAATTCCGCGGACTCTCTATCTCATGATGGAACAAGATCCGCGGGAAGAAGTGCAGCTGGTCTTGGGGCCCTTCACGTATGGCCTCATTGCCAGGAAATCCGGCGAAGACGGCCTCTCGTTCAACCCCACGTTCAGCTTGACTGACGAAAAGAAACTTCTCAATGAACTGGAGCTTTTCGCCGACAAGCTGACCAACCGTGTTGGCATGATCGAAGAAATGGCCAACGCGATTGACAACGAAGTTTATCTGGAGACGGTCCTCCACACCTGCAGACTGGATGAATATGATCCGGTTGAAGGCGAATGGATCGAAAAGAAAGCCGACGCCGACAAGGGTGTTGAACTCGACCAAACGGCAGCCAAGCTGTTCACGGCGCTGCACATTTCTGCAATTCTGCATGTTCTGGCCGACAAAAAGAATCCGGATGAAGTCTTCAAATATGAAGTTCCCGGCGAAGGAACTTACACCATTGAAAGAAAGAAAGACAAATGGGAAATCGGCTTCATCCCGTCCAAGGAATTCAAGCAAACCATCAAGAACGACCGGCTCATCGAAGCTCTTGTCTGATTCACGGCGCCTCAATAAACCGAAACCGGAGTTATTCTCCGGTTTCGGTCCACCTATTATATGAACAATTTTTTACAGAAAATCATATAAGGAAGAAGGGGAAGATGGGGTTTGCCGAACTATGTTAGTCAATTGGTAGCTAAAATTTCTGATAAGATGGCTGTAGATGTTAATGATGACCTGTTTGATAGAAGAAAAGGAAAACAAATCTGGGAGTTCATTGCAGATGATTTAAAGTCTATCGAAATGCTTCCAGGTATTTTCGTAAGGGATGTCGAATATATTAGAGACCCCTCGAAAATAGATGTCAGACTCAATATCAGAAATGTCAAGAATAAGAAAATTATAAAGAACCGAATAGAGAAGCTTATTCCGGTTCAACCTGACGTTTTTGACGCGATCAAATTCACTGTGGATATAGTTGGAGAGAAGAAAGTTGAAAATATAATTCTTCTCCCAAAATATATAGATCGTTATCATTTTATGATTTCAGGAAACAAAACTCTTGCAATGTTTCAAGTGGTTGATAATGCCACTTATAATCGAAAAGGTGAAGTTATCCTGAAGTCTAGAATACAGCTGAGACTTAGTAGAGAGGATAAGAGAAAAAGATACCATTTGATTTGTGTAGCGTCCGGGCAAGAATTTAAAATCAATAATCTTGTGGTCAATCTGTTCAAGAAAACTTTCAATCCTCTCTATTATTTTGCAGCCAAAAAAGGAATTCTCGGGACTATCGACTTTTTCGGTTATACGAAATTTCTTAATGTAGTGACCGAAGTCAAGAATCCTGATTTGTTCTATTATTTCAGGGCAAATTCCAACATTCTTCTCGAAGCAGAGAAAACCCTGTTTGAAGAGGATGGGTTCCTCAGAACGTTTACTGGAATGCTCTGTCAGATCTTTAATAGTAGAAACAAAATCGAAGATATTTATGATGAAGAGTTGTGGGTTAAAAGACTTGGTTCTCTTTTCACATCAGCCGCTAAAAATCAATTGAATAAAGGTTATGACGTTCTCAAATCATTTGTAAACGTTCTCGATTCTACGACTCAAAATGCCCTTCGTATTGATTACAAAGACAAAGCTGATATTTATTGTGTGCTTCGTTGGATGATGAGAGAGTTCAACGAACTTAGGAACATGGATAATAATTCTCTTCTGAATAAGAGAATTCGTATAAACGAGTATATTGCTGCCTATTTTGGCCGATATCTCAAAGATAAAGTAAACTATGCTCTCAACTTGAAGCCGTATGATAAAGAAAAACTTGCAAAAATCTTCAAGTTTGATGAACATATTCTTATCAAGTCTTTGTTCAGAGGAAAGAAACCATCTCCTCTATTTAGGTACAATATTGATATCAATGATCTTCAGGCTTTGAATGGTCTGAAATTCTCGTTTACAGGTATTCAAGGTCTCCCATCTGATAAAGTTAAAGATGAGCAACGGGATATTTATCCGAGCCATCTTGGGAGATTTGAACTTAATGCTATTTCATCCAGCTCTCCTGGTATCTCCGGCATGCTTACTCCGTTCTGTAAGATTTATGATGGTGGGTACTTTGGAGAAGCGGAAGCTATTGAAAAGCCTTATGTCAAGAAGCTCTATAAGAGAATGGAAAAGATTAAAGAAAATGACCAGCTCTATGGAATGATCAAAGCTCACTATAAGAAAATTGAAGAGGAACATGAAAGACGCAAGTTCCTCATAAAATATCAAGATTTCAGAAACGAAAAAGGTTATATTCAGATTACAAAACCGAAATATGTGCGTAACGATAAAGGATATATCCGCGTAGAAAGATTTGTTGACCCTTCAAGCTATATAAGAAATTCTAGAGGCTATATAGTTGTCAAACGCAGATTCCAGCTTATTAGGTTGAAAGTAAGATTAAAACCTGAATATATGTCTGGAACGTATATTCGCAACAATGATGGGTTTATTGAAATCAAAATTAATGAAGACGGCCCGTTTAGTAAAAAAAGATGAAAATAAATAAGCCAGGGAGATTTCCTCCCTGGCTTTATTTTTTTTTGCTTATTTTTCTGCATTTTGTACAGTTTCTTCAACCATATCCATGTGTTTCTTTAATATATCAGAAATATCAATAGAAATACCGAGTAATATCCAGTAAAAATACATTCCCCTTTTTATGCTATCCGGGTCCTTAGTATTACATTCAGTCCTTTGGAATTGTTCAACCATTGATTTAGCCTCATTTGACATTCAAAATCATCTCATATATTTTTTTATATATAGTTAAAAGAATAAGAAGGGAGACCCTTCTTATTCTTTTTTGCTTATTCATAACGATGATAGAATCTACGAGCTTTATTAGCAAAGCCTTTGGAATTAAACCTATCAATAACTTCTTTGCGTTCGTTCTCGCCGTTTTCGAAAATACTAAGTTTAAGGTCAGTTGTACCAATAGGCATAGTGAGTTGATCATAATGTTTCAGTTTATTATATATGAAGATTTTAATATCACATTCTGCCAAATCTAAAAATTGTTCAATAATTGATTCAGGTATTGTGGAGAATGATGGGTACATTAATTTGAATGTAATGTATACGTCATAATCTCCGAAACCTTTTAGATAAATTCTATTTGGAGGTATATACCTGAAACTCCTGTAGCTATAATTTGATAATGAAGCAATATTTGTCGAAGCAGAGTTTATAAGAACATCTTCGATTGTTAACGCAAATGGTCTATATGAATCCATGAAAGCATTTCCTTCAACACCAGACCTTGCACGAACATCTGCAACCGAGATTATTTTGAGATTGTTTGCTGTTATTTCTGGTATATTGATGTAATATTCATTTTCGACATCAGTTTTATTTTCGCTAGGGTTATAAAGATATCTTTTATAATAAGGAAAATATTGAGAGAAGATTGGAAGAGTATTATTAAGAAGGTTTTTATGAATTTCCGGATATAAGTAATCCAGTTTATATTCAACAAGACCCAAACGCTGGTTTAGGAGGATGTCCAGTATCGTATTTATATTCATGAAATCACCTCCAGCGTTTTATTGCATTAATTTATTATTCATGCAAGCTGCGCAGAATATTTTGATAATTACTCTTGATATAGGATTCAACCGGAACAAATACTTTTATAGAAGTTCCAAGATAAGATCCTTCAAGAATAATTTGGCCTTTATCATTGAAGACTCCTTGAGATTCCTGGAGCCCAAACAATTCTTTTGCAATTTTAACGTTATCGGATTTCTGAAGAACAAAATTGGTAATTTCTTGCTGAATATTTCTAGTGTCAATTTTGTAGTTTAAGGAGCACTCTTGAAGGAACTTGTCACTATATTCATTTGCAGCAACGACATTTTCTGGTTTAGCGTATGCTTCTTTATGAGATGGGCGGTTGACTTGATCATAGGTGATAATGGTGAGAGGCCAGATCGCTACGTTATTAGAATCGGTAGCTCCGAATGCACGGAGAGAAAAACCCCATGGGCGACCAGCCATCAGTTTATTATACATATGAATACCGTAACCAAATGGAGCAGTAGTTACATGACCTTTTAAAAGCCTCCCATCTTGCCAATATTTATCAATGTAATGGGAGACGAATGGGTCCAATACTTGGGATTGCCGAACGATGTCTTTGCTATCGGGATGGCACCATTCTCCTGCCCATTGTTTCATTTTAATATCGTTTTGAATCTTGGGGTTTTCATTGAGGCCCCTCATAACGACTTTGGCAGGATAGGTGCGCCCATTCCAGTTGATTACTTCGAAGCTTTGCAGTACAGCTTCAGCCGTAACTGTTTTTACTTTTTCACCCGTTGCCGTTTCCACCACATTTTCCCGGATGATATTAGTTTTAATATCTTCCGGGTTAACAGCGGCTTCTACAATATAGTAGATTGGGAATTCCTTTCGTTCCTTAGTAACAAACATATTCGATCATATCCTTTCCTATTAATTATACTATTAATGTAGTGTTTAGATATCTAACCGCTGTACATTTCTATATTTGGGAACATCTGATTAATCTATATAATATAAAGAGGTGTTCTGAATGGGTGTCGATGTATATAAAGAATTGTATAATAAAAATTTTCTATCACAATATAAATCTCAATTATTTGAAAATTTAAAAGAAAATGACCCCGCTCAAGAATTTAATATTAATAATGATCTGGCTTTGGAGGTTATGATTATTACTCTTACTGAAATTCTTGAAGAGGCAAACTCTCAGCTTTCGGGTCCAATTAATGAAGGTGTAGGTAGTGTTATGAGGAAGGCAAGTGATGCAATGTCTAAAGCTGCGGTTAAGGTAACGTTAGCTGACAGACAGCTTTCTGAAAGAATTAATGATAAATTTAATAGATATCTTAAACTCTATAGAGAAAGTAAAAGAAACGCTGCATATGATACGGTTGTAAAAAGGGCAATTGATCTTTCAAGAATATTGAAAAATGTTATCATGTCTTCTATTGTGGGTCTTTTGGTTCCAGGTACTGCAGCAGTTAAACTTGTAAGTGCTATAATTGCTATATTGGTAAAAACCGCTATTGATAAAAGAACCGACGCTAAATACAAAAATCTCATATTCAATGATTTGAAACTTGAATTGAAAATTGTTCAAGAGAAAATTAAAGATGCTGATGCTCGTGGTGACATTAAAGCAAAATATAAACTTATGAGAATTGAAAATGAACTTGGACGAGCAATGAATCGTATTCAATTTAATTTGAGAGATTGATAGGAGGGGGATTAAATGTCAAATATTAAAGATAAATTGAAAATGATTTTGGAAGGAAATACAGATATTTTACTTGAGGCCGAAGAAGATAAATATGATCTTGAAGATAATGCCCAACCTGATCAAGGAGATCAATCTTCTGACGAAGAACAAAATACCCCTGCTACTTCAGATACGCAAGAAGATCAGGATCAGAGTAATGAAGATGATTCTGGAGAGCAAGATAATCAGTCAGATGACCAAAATGAAGATGATGGTTTTACAAATTATGGATTAGAAGATGATAATACAGATGATTCTGATGATCAAGATCAATCTTCTGAAGATACTGACTCTGATTCAAACGAGGTAGATTCGGAGCAACAAGAACCTGAAGTTAAAGAAGAAAAAATTCTTGATATAGATCAAAATGCAAGGGCTATACTTGCATTCAAAAATTTTAAAAAGTATAGAGAGCTAAGAGATGATGTTAATCAGATTATATCGGAATTAATTGAACTTGTTCCCACTGATGATCAAACCAGAAAATATATAATGGTAGCTATTGAAAAAGGAACTGATCTCGTTCAAAAATTAAATGACTACATTTTATATAAATATGAAACGAATTCTTATGAGATCAACTATAAAAACTTTATGAATTTTTTACTGGAAAAACATTATTTAAACGAATTATATCAAAATATCGTTAAGATGACCGTCAAAGAAAAATAAAAAATTAGTTTTTGAGAAAACAACATAAAATCGAGGTTTTCAAAAAACCAACAAAAAATAAATATTTTTTACTTACTCTAAAAGGAGGAATTGCAATGTCGGTAAATGGAGATTACCTTGAGCTCACTCTGGGTATGTCCACTTCGCACGACGAGCAAGTGGCTAACTTCTATAGCCGCCTGTTCGAGTCGTATGGACATAACCTGTCCGGCGATCTGGCGAGTATTTTCAAAAGCCGGGAGAGCGCACAAGCCTTCTTGGAAACCGTCAACCAAATTCTGGAGGATCAGCAATACGAAGGCAGCGGCCTGCGCGATGCTGTTCTCCGGGAAGACGCCGCCGCTCGTGCCATTGCTATGCAAAACGTGGTCAACGAGCTGCTGACTGAGTCCACCCAACAAGGACTCGCCGCACTGAAGCCGATCTCCCTGACCTCGTTCGGCTTCCAAATCCGGTCCTATGTCAAGGCCGTGATGCACCGTGCGGTCAAAACCATTCAGGCCGAAAAACCGGTCTTCAAGATCACGGAGCGCAAGCAATACGTGATCGACGTGCAAGGCAACAAGCACTACTTCGTCGACGCCTTCAACCGGAACTCGAACCTGGTGAACAACATTCATCAACGGTTCGAATTCACGGTGAACGTCCCGTCCCAGGCCTATGACATCTTCACCCAGAATTCGATCGACAGCCGGAACAAACTGGCCATCGACATTTCCGTGAAAGCATTCACGGCGGTTGATGAAAATGGAGATCCGATCAGTACCGACAAACTGAAAATCGTTGGCCGCAGCCGTCAAATTGACATCGAAACTGGTCGCTTCAGCGTCGATGTTGTATTTGGCGACGATGAAACGAAGGCTACGATCATGGGCGAAATCGATTTCGAAAATGCGATGGTGACCAGCATCGGCGCAACGTCGGCGCAAATCAAAACGGTTACCTTCGCTGCCCGCCTGTCGTCCGAAACCCATCTGAAGGCGCTGGTGACCGGCTTCGAACACAAGCACACCAACGTCGCAATTCCGGACGGCGCTCATATCGAAGTGAATCCGTCGGTTGAGTTCATCGATGATGTGAGCCGTATGCTCGGCGTCAACGTCCTCGAAGAATACACCAACCAGATGGGTCAACTGGTGGAGCAACTCGAAGACCGCTCCATCTACGAATACCTGAAGTCCCTGGAAGGCGAAGCAATTCTGACGAAAGAATTCGACATCACGCCGGATTCTGGATTCGCACTCGGTCGTGAAGAATGGCTGCGCCGCGAATTCCATCCGTTCATCGAACGGATCTGCATCCGCCTGAAAGCGGAACTGCAACTGGATGATTGCCACTTCCGTGTTGTTGGCAACCCGATCGACATTCGTGTGCCGAACTCCTCCGGCGAACAATACATCTTCCGCCGGAACCAAGACATGACCGGCAACTCGCAAGTCAACTATGACTTTGCGGTGACGACGACCGGCAACACGATCTTCTACCTGTCGACGGACCGGGTGCCACCGGGTAAGATCTATGTGAACTTGATCCCGAACAGCATCCAAAACAACATGATCACCATCAACCACTATCGTTATGCAAACTATGTCTCCAACAAATATCGCAGCAGTGTGAACCCGGCGCTGCCTGCCATCATGGTGTCCAGCCGTTATCAAACGAAGGAATACTATCCTGTGATGGCTGTCATCAACATGAAGAACAACTACAACGACTATTACACTGGTTTCTACAAGTAATCATTCTGATCATCTTCTTTGACAGGACCCCAGTGGATTTAAATCCACTGGGGATTCTATTTGTATTTAAATTTCAGAACTTATTATAAATTTCAATATTTGCAGAGGAGGAACTACTGTGAATAAATTTGTGTTTGATTTTTTGGCGGCGACGTTTGATCAATTGAAAACCAACAAGGATGAAACCAACAAATACCTTCTTGAAATCAAAAATATATTAAATAAAGAAATTTCTATCCCATGTGTCAATGTGGTAATTAACAATTCAACAGCTGCTCAAACGTTTTATGGTATGATCGTATTTCCAAAAACTATTCTTTCTGAAAATAAAGGGATCGAAATCAAGAGTTATGCAGTTGAGATCCAAGAAAGTCTCCTCAAACTTCTTACGGGCAAACAACTTGCTGCATTACTTATTCATGATCTCTCCCATAACGTTTTAACTTATACTGCAATTGAAAGATTTAAAGCAGCAATTTTCCATGCCTGCAAAATGTCTAATATGAAAGTTATTGAAGTGCTCTATAACTTGGATAGTAAATGTAGAGATCTTGCATTGCTGGATATCGCTAACAGGACTTATAAAGATCCTGTCTTGCCTGATATTGAAATTTATGAAGCAGACAGGATTCTCATCGATATGGATATTTATGAATACTTCAACTCTGCTATTCAAGTTATTCGAAATAATGTAGAAGAATTTGATCTTTCAAATCCTGAGCATCAAAACATTGCAGACAATTATATTGCTACCGTGATGATTAAAATTGTAATGGAGAAAGCGAAAGGCATTGTCCGTCAATATAATTGGCATAGAACCTATGTGGAAAAAACTTATGACACAAAAATTTTCAAACTTTTCCCAAATATTGAAATCGAAGTTCGTGAAGAATTATTCGGACAAAAGGTTAGCGAAATCGAATATCTCAAACCATATGAACTTTCAATGTTGCACGAGTCGGTAATTCAGACTATTAAGCAAAAACAGGGTACTGACGAAGCATCTGTAATTATTGAAGGTGCCATTAAAGGCAAACGTCCAAGTCTTACTGCTTTACAAAAAGAATATGATATTATCACCTTCAAGATGCAAAGCATGTCCTCGAACTACGAGAGACTCGCCCTTCTTGACAGGGTCTATGATAATATCTTCCTTATTGAAAAATATCTTGAAAAGAATCCCGATGATGAGCCTGTCAAACAATATCTTGCGAAATTTGTTGAACTTCCAAAAATTATGAAAGATCTTAAGCCTAGTAAGAAAAGATATGATGTATACGTTGAATATCCTGCAGGATATGAAGGGTAAAATTTTCTATGTTCCTAAAAAAATAAAGCCCAAGGGTTGATCAACCCTTGGGCAGTTTTTGTTCTTCATTAAGAATATATTTCATATCTTGGACATCAGGATCGTCCGGGTTTTCCATAAAAGCTTTTATTAAACAACTTTTATGGAAAAATACATCATTTTCTTCATCGAAGTACAATCTTTCGTATTCATCATCCGATTCGCAAAAGATACATCCCCCATCAGAGCGGGATCCTCTTGCCATGTAATCACCTCAATATATTTTAGATACATAATTTTGTTAAATGTATAATTCATATTTATTTAAAATAAGGCTTTTTATAAATTAAAACTATTAATAAATCTTTATATCATACGTGGGTATTTATAATATATAAAGTCCATTAAAAAGGAAGGTGACAAAATGCTTAAACGCCCTTATAGTAAACACGAAGAAAAATATCATATACATTGGGAAACCTCAAATGTGAGTTTCTTAAAAGTGGCTCTTCTTTTGAAGAAAATGGGAATAGAAAATTATTATTTCATGCTCAAGTTATATGATGAAGATTTGAAGCATATCGATCCTTATGACCCGAATATTACTCCTGAGCAAATGGCTAAAGTTTTGTTTGAAGTTTCTCGTAACTATTATTATTTTCTCAGAGAAGTTGCAAGGGTGCCTGAAGAAGGTGCTCCGACTGAGATTGGTGGAGGTAGTCCATTCCAACTCCATCGTGGTAACCTTGCACAAGCATTCTGTTTTGAGCATAATATAAGTCACTATTTGGAGCTCCCACGTCAGTTCGGTAAAACCACCGGGGCTTATCAGAGATATTTATGGCAATTCTCCTATGGAACTACCTCATCTACTACTATCTTTATGAACATGGATCACAAAGCGGCTATTGCGAACTTAGACCGATTGAAAAACGCTCGGTCGCTTCTTCCTGAATATATGCAAATGGTATTTACTCTTGATGAGAAAACTGGTCAACTTAAGAAAGATGTTGACAACGTCTACGAAATCAAAAATAAGAAGCTTAAAAATACTATTATCACCAGAGCTGGTGCCCGAAACGTCCAATCCGCCGAACGTGTCGGTCGCGGTCTTTCGGTTCCGTCTATATGGTTTGACGAGTTTAACTTTATGCTTCTCAACGAGACGATTCATGCTGCTGCTGTCCCTGCATTCTCCAAAGCATCTGAAAACGCTGCCAAAAACGGAAAACCATATGCTATTTGTATAACTAGTACTCCTGGTGATCTTGGGACGGCTCACGGAGCATATGGTTTTGACTTGAAACAAAAAGCAGCCAGGTTTACTGAATCCTTATATGACATGGACCCGGATGAAATACAAACCTGGTTGCAAAAGAACTCTAGTAATGGAATGATTTATATAACATTCTCTTTCTTGCAACTTGGCAAGGGTAGAGAATGGTTTGAAGAACAATGTAAACTGATGAACCATAACTGGATGAAGATCCGCCGGGAACTTCTTCTCCAGTGGAACAAAGCATCTAACAATTCCCCATTTAGCCCTGAAGATATAGATGAGCTTGATACTATGGCAATTCCTGCAATTGACACAATTAAAATCAATAAATATTACGAAGTTCTTTTATATAGAAAAGTAGATCCTTACAAACGATACTTAATAGGTGTCGACGTATCTAAAGGTATTGGTAAAGATGCGACGGCTGTAGCTATAGTTGATTCACAAACCTTAGAAATAGTTGGCCTCTTTATCAATAATACAATTAGGTCCAAAGAATTAAAACGTTTCTTGTTAACATTGGTCTTGGACCATTTCCCGAATTCGGTGCTGATTATAGAAAATAACAGCATCGGGGATGCATTAATTGAAGATCTGAAACAAACTGCTCTTAAACACCATCTGTATTTCGATTATGCTGTAAGACTTGCTGAAGAAACTCGCAAAGATGGTATAATCGAAAAGAAAAAGAAAAACAGAGTCATCTATGGTCACGAGGTAACGTCTGCTACTCGTCCTAAGATGATGGAACTTCTGCTTCAATTTGTTTCTAAACATAAGCAGAAAATTAATGCTAAAGAACTTGTTGACCAAATTAGACATCTTGAGTATAAAAATGAAAATAGAATCGAGCATGCCAGTGGTCAACATGACGACGCAGTATTTGCATATCTGGCATGTATCTACATCATGTTTTATGGGAAAAATCTCCCAAGATTTGGATTATTTAATGCGTATAACTTTGATGGCGACTCCATTGAAGAGAAATCTACAGGCAAGAAGCACGTACTTACCAATACATTTAAGAATAAACGTATTGTTGAATTGGTTGAATCTAATCCATACTTTTCTGGTCTGTTTGAGGATTTGCTATTCGTTGAAGATGAGGATAAACAAGTATGGCAAGAGATTAAAGAGCTCGAAGACGACGATAATGATGGAATCAGCACTCTTTACAGAGCAGATGGATTTGCTGCGGCTAAGATTAAGAAGAATGCTTTTAGAGAACTTAATCAACGAGCTATGGGAAGAATTTATGGCGAAGGAACTAAAAATTCTATATTTGGGGTGTCGGATAGATATTCCGGAAGCACATGGTGGTGACATTTTAATAAGTTTGGTCCAGGTAAATTCCTGGACCAAATTTTTTACATAGAAAAAAATTATCAATAGACCATAAAATTAGTAGACAAATCAAAATATGGAGGACGATATAAATGGAAGACATCTTGGAATTTGATGACGGCCCTCAGAATAGCACAAATGTTCGTACTATTCTTGAGTATATAGACAATGAATTCTATTCTGAGGCAATCAAAGAACAAATTTTTAGCGGGCTTGACTGCAACAATGTTGACTACATTGATCAATTTAGGATGAAAATTGAAGAAATTTCTCAAAAATATGATGAAGATGATTATCAGTCTATCATTGATTTTGAACAGCAATTGTATAGAGATCTTATTGGGTGGATTGAAGAAAGGTATAATATCGAAATTGAATATGATGAAGATTCCCTGCACGCAGTTGCATATGATATGTATAAATTTTTCGTTGTTGATCTTAAAGATATTACAACCTCTTTCTTATTGAATTACATTATCGAAAATTATAAACCTCTTGTAGAAGGAATTTCTGAAGAATTTTTGAATATTCCAGCAATTGAAAATATTGAATCAGAACAAGATAAGTATCAGTTTATAGCCGTTAGCAATGTAAATGAATTGATTAAACAAGTTTCTTATCTCGATATTGATTTTGAAACATTTGTTAGATATGCATCTCGTTCTGGGGATATTGAATCTATTAATAATAAAGTAGATGAAGATGGAAGCGTTTCTTTGTCCTGGGGATTTATAGATGAGGGAGATTTGGTTCACAGTATTTTGAATCAAATTGCCCATGGTGAATACGATAGAAATATCATTTTGTCTATTACTGACAATTTGATTAGTTCCTTTGATATTAGAATTAAGCTGGATGAAGAAAATGGATAATAGTTATCTTAAACTGTAATTAAATAAAATTGATCAGATGATTTAATTTTGGAATACCACACCATCAGTGATATAATCACATTTTATAATAACGAAATTAAGTTTGGTAAGGAGAATGAGTAATGGCGGAAAAAAGAAAAAGAAAAAATAATGTAGTAACCATCAATGATGGGTCCACGAAATTAAACGACGAAATCGGGATTCAGAAAAATTCTGCTGAACATAAAGAACCTGTTGAACTTAAAGTTATTGGAAATCAGGAGCCGACCCCTATTAAAGCCTTCACTGAGGAAGGCGATATTTTCGCCGGTAAAACGAAAGAAGATATTCTCGAAGAGCTTGGAAAAACCGGTGTTGAGTCTGAAGAAGTTACCGGCGTAGTTGTCAAAGATGATATTACCGGGGAAGAAATCCCAGGGACTGCAAAGCAATTACCGGATGCTAAATTTCTTCAAGACCTGGAACCAGAAAATCTGAAGAAATTTTTCCATAGTATCGTAAAACAAAGTCTCTCATTCATTCTTCCAGAGGACTTTACTGAAGAGCAACAAGATGAACTTATTAAATCTATTGAGGAAAAACTCGTTAAACTTGATAAAAAAGATATTAAAGCAATGGGAATTAATGAAATTAAAGAAATTTATGGTGCTAAAGTTTATAGTGAAATTAAGAAATTACACCCCCAAGATCATTTCAGATTGGCTAAAAGAATTCTTATTGATTTTAAAGACGGCCTTGTTGAATATCAAGGGGTCATTGATTCTTCTGAAGAAATTAACAGGCACATGAAATTCTTCCAACAGCTTGATATTGAAAATGTAGAGAAAAATATTCGTGAGAAAATCAAAGAAAATGGCGAAAAGTTTAAAACTAGTCTCCATGAATATAAAAGATATCTTGAGCTGTATCTCGAATTTTTGGAAAATAAAGAAGAATATAAAGATAATCCATTCATGGAAAAAGAAAAAGAAGTTACCAAATCAAAGATTGAAGCTGTGGATGAAGCCCTCTCTTTTAAATATATTTATAAAAAATGTGAAGGCGGGAAAGAAAAAATTCTTAAAGACTTTAAAAATCAACAAGTTTTGAATAAAGCAATTTTTGACTTCATGGGAAAATTGAACAATGATTCTACGATAAATATTCCATTCCCGGTTCCTAAAAATTTTGAAGTTAAAACAAATGTTAATGAAATTCTTACTACTATATGGATTACTTTCTTGGAAATGGCTATCGCTAGAACTAAATTTGATAACATCAAAAATCTTTCGACCACTGAATATGTGGAAATGACCCAAATTCTCAGAGGACAAGAACCTAAAAAATCTAAGAAAGATAAAGAAGTAGAAGTTGTATCTCCTGAAAATAAAATCGATCTTAAAGAATTTATTAAAGAAAATAATATTACATTTAAGGATATTGACGAATGCAGAAAAGCGTCTATTGCTATTACTTACATTATCGCCAGAGCCTTCAAACCATCTATTTTGAATAGCAGTAATCATCTGAAATATGTACTTTCTTATACAATGCAACTTCTTACTCAATCGATTTACAACGATGAATGCAACAGTATGTTGAATGAGTTGGTTGAAGGCGTTCGTGTCAGACTTGCTTAATTCAATAAACCGTAACTGGGAAACCAGTTACGGTTTTATTTTTTTTTTCTTAGAATTTGTTTTTGAAACACTTCAATAATAGTTACATAGAAAGGAGGATACCAATGAGTATCTTAGATAAAAATTATTTCAAACAAGATGGTTCATCTATTATTTTAGACACGTTCAAATGTGAAATATTTGTCCCTGATGCATATTTCGATTCAAAATTGGCAGTGCAGGATGGAGAAATCTATAACCTTTTTTTTATCGTAAAATATAAATTATATCATAGTGAAAATGATTCTGGCAGAAAAAATTATGGGGATTTTCTGTTCCCATCCATCGTGACTACCAAACCAGATGATGTAAGAGTAGAGGAACTAGATATTTATGGGGACATGGAGAGGTTCCATGTATTTACTTATTATAAAGGATCTCCTATTATCAATAATAGATTTATTGTCAAATCTTCTATTATGGTAGAAAGGTTTGTCAACCTTAGAAACGATGGAAAAATTAGAGTATTTTATGGAAAACTTCCTGAAATTGAAAATAAAGTACAAAAAATTCATGACACTAAATTAGGAGTCCCTCAATATATACAACAACTTACAATTTCTGAAGTTTATAGGGATAGTACGGATTATTCCAGGCCAGCTAGATTGGTAATGACCTCTTCTGATAAAGATAATACTAAGGTTAAAGCTCTTAATATGAGAGAAAATTCTGCATTTACTTCGACTTTGGCAGGTATCAATTTTGAAGATGTTAAAGCCATGCTTACCGTTGCAGATAATCGGGATGATAAAGACTCTAAAGTGATAAGCCCGATAGAAAAAGTAATAAAAGGCCTTTAACAACATAAGAAAGAGGCATATTTCAACAATGAATTAAATATTAAATTACTCACTCAAAGAGGAGGTTTTAGGCAGATGTTCGATAAAATTGTGATTGTGGACCAGTCGACCTACACCCCTGCGACTCCGGTCACGGTCTCGCCTGACAGGCCTCGGGCATTCATTCCGATCTTTTCGCCGAAAGGATTTGGAAAAGATGACGAGGTCAAACTTTTTGAAGCTTATACTCATGGTACGCTCGTAAAGAACTACGGTACTCCTAATATGCTTACTACTCTTGCTCCTCTCTACTATGCTTATGAATTCCTTCGCGGTGGTGGCGATGTCTATGTTCGCCGCATCGTGTCCAAAACTGCTGGTCATGCTCACGTGGTAATTGTCGCAAAAGTCAATTTTCCCGCGGACACTGGCAAAGCAGAAGTCAAATTCGAAAATCGTATTTTGGACACTGCAACTGACCTCGAAACCATGATTTCGGACGCAGAAGCCCTTCTGAATCTGACTCCGGACGCAGACGGCTTCGTTGACTACCCGATTGCTCTGGTCGGTGTCAAATGGGCTGGGGCGGAAGGTAATAAATTTACTTTCCGGCTGCTGCCGAATACGTCTTTGGATAAACAAATCGACCAAAAGGCATACAGCCTTGAGGCTCGTGAATCTTCTTCCTCGTCGCCGAAAAATTATGGTTTCACGATGGACGAAAATGCTATCCTGGACGGCCAAAGCATATATGCTAATGATATTTTTGAAGAACAATCTTCGGATATCTATTTCAACGTTCTCAGCACTTACAATCAATTTGTGGCTGCAATTGCAAGCTATCTGCCTGCATCTGAAAGAGAACGGCCTGATATTTTCTTTGGTAAAGATAAATCGGGCGTAGCATATCCGAACTATACCATTCTTGAAACCTCTGTTGATTATACTGCTCCTGGTGGTATTGCTCTCGGCGGTGGTGACGATGGTGATTTTGCCATGAACAACCCGGACCGTGAAGACAATATGATGGAACGGTATGTCGAATCGTTCAACGAACTGCCAACTCAAATGCTGGAAAATGAATATAAATATTTCATCGACTATGTATTCGATTTTGGTGGAAATCAAGACGTTAAAGATGCGCTTGTCGCATTTGCTCAACGTCGTTTGACCACCAAAGCAATCATCGATACTGGTCGTTCCAATAAGACTGTAACTTCTATCGTCAATGCACGTACTACCGGCGGTATCACCTATAGCAATGAAAAAGTTGTCATTGTCGGCGGTGTCGGTACGTATCGTGATCCGTTTACCAACAAGAAGGTTGTTATGCCTCTGTCTTTCTTTGAAGCATTTTCTATTGCAAACCATGTTGCAAACTATGAAGGTGGTGCTAGGCCGTTTGCCGGTGCTGGCTACACCTATAACAACATGCTTGCTGGTTCTTATCAACCGATCGTCTATGATGAAAATAGCGATGCTGCTCGTAGCCTTACCGATAATCAAATTAACTTCGCTGTTGAAGATATCAATGGTTATCAAGCGTTCCATCAATATACTTCTCTGAAGACCAAATCTCTTGGACTCGGTGAGCGGAACAACGTTCATCTGTTGCATCTGATGATTCGTTCCTGCTTGCTTGAAGCTAAAGCTGAACGCTGGAATTTCCTTGAAGATTCTGATATTGAACGTTACGGTGCCCGTATCCAGCAACGTTTGGAAATTGAGATGGCCGGTAAAGTCGGCGAACTCAGTGTTCAAGTTGAACGTGCTGGACAATATGGCGAAGACCGGAACCGTGTAAATGTTGCTATCACGGTTCGCTTCAAGAACATCAATAAAGGCACCACGTTCACCTTTACGATTATTTAATAAACAGAAAGGGAGGAGAAACAAATGGCGGAAATTCTCGAATCCTACCCGCTCTGGTTAGGTGTGCCTAACCTGAGCAAGGATCAACTCCGGAATTTTGACCCTGCATATACTGGATATGTCCATCTCTTCGTAGTTCGCACGCCTCCAGTGTTGCAATATCATGACCAAAAATTTGGAACTTCTCACAATAAAAACTTTAAAGCTGTTTTCGAACGGACTATGACCAGCTTCACCGGCCTGCCTGAAATTACTGTGAACTATCAAGAACAAGTTCACGGTTTTGCGGACCGGAAAGTTCCTCATGCAACGAACATCGAAAGCAACTTTGATACTTTCACGATTCGTTGCTTGGAATTCAAGAAGCTGCCAACGTATACTCTGATCCAAGACTGGATTTATCTGGTCGGCGGTGACGAGATCTCCAAGATTAAAGACTATAAAGGAATGGCCTCTATGATCAACGGCGGCTATTCTCTGGAAAACCATACGGCTTCGTTCATCGTATGTACGTCCAACCCTGAAATGACGGACATTCAAGGGCGTGCACACTATATCACGGTTGCGACGCCCATTTCCCTGACTCGGGACATTTACCACATGAATGCTGGTGAAATTTCCATCGTTGATGGTATCGATATCAGCATGCGTGGTGTCCTGCGGTACGGTCCGGAAATCGACAACAAGGCTCGTCAATTGCTCAGGGAACGCAAGACCGTCATTAACTATTACGCTACGGCAAGTGTTGGTACAAACGGCGCCGTTCGGGAAAATCCGTTCCATCCTGGAGGTTCTCTCAACGGCGAGACCATCACTCCTCAAACGACTATCATCTAATCAAAATGAAATTCCCCATACTCCTTATCAAGGAGTATGGGGAGTTGTTTTTAAACTTCTGAAGAATCTTCAGATTGAGAATTGGTATCTTTAATTTTTTGCGCGAGATTAAGCTCGATTGTCTTTTCTTTAACTCTTTCAATCATAGAATCAATTTCAGTCCAGTCATATGTTACGTTTTCTCTTACAAATTCTTTCACAAACAGTTTTCTGAGATTTTCATCCTCTTCAACTATATTAATTTCAGCCATGGATTGTCCAAGGTCTTTTACAGTATTCATAAGTTCATTGGTTATTTGCATTAACATGCTTCTGGATGGAATAAGTCTGGCATGGATTGATTCAATTTCTTCCTTAGTAAGATCGAGTTCGTATGCCATGACATATCGAATTAATTTAGTGAGAGGTTCATTAAGTTCAGCTTGGGCGTGTGCACTGGACGAAGCAATATCCAGGTTAGCCATTGAAAGAGTTTTGGCAAAATCAACCTCATCGGTATAATCAACAATAACCGATGGTACGTTGAAAGAGAGTATAATTGATTTAATGAGGAATTGAAGGAACTGCTCATCCATTTCAACTTGTTGACCAGATACAACTTCTGGACGGATCGGTTGTTCTCCATCCCCTTGAGGTATAAACAAATCAACAATTGAACCTACAGATCCGATAATTCCGCTAATAGTGCCAATATCAGACCATCTAATCTGTGATTGTTGAACTGCTTCAATTGCTTCGATAACAGCTCCTTCAACATCATTTGAAAGACCGGTCGCGACATACCACACGGTTCTATCGGAGCCTCTACGAACTTTAGTAAGAATATTGCTGAGAAGTAGCAAGAGATATAGTTTAAGGAAGAACAATGCATTTTTCATGATCGATCCCTGCTGACGTTTAAATTCAATAACGTCATCAGGATGCAGAATGATTATATCCCTTGCTTCTTTATGAATTTGGCGGTCCCTCAAAAATTCATAGAAGACATCCATATTATCAAAGTTTGCCTCTAAGAATTTTGGAGAGATATTTGCAAGTACAGCATTTCCAATATTTCTAATAATCTGGTTTTCAATAGCTTTCATTGTATAATCTCTATAATCTGCAGACGCGGTTCTATAAAATGAAAATTGATGTTGGAAGTTATTTCTAAGATTCATTCTCAAAGAGTCATCTCTTCGCTCTTCAATATAAATATAAGCAACAACTGTATCTTTAATTCTTAAAGGCCATGTTCTAGCCGGGTCGAGGCGCTCAATTTTGCAGCCCAAGATTTGGATTTTATCATAATCACTATTAGATCTTCCAGATGTTTGAATAAGACCTTCTGATGCCGTTTTATCAGAGTTTATAGTATTAGATTTAACAACTTTATCTATCATTTCATCATAAGAAGACTCAATTAACACTTTCCCTTCATCAGAAACTGCTTCAATAAAAGCAGCATCATATGCCATCTTTTTATTAGATTTATAAACTTTGATTTGACTGAGATAATTATTTACCTCCTCGTTAAGTTTCTTTATGAAATTTTTCTTTTCTTCATTACTGACTTTTCGGAAATTTTCTTTTAATTCATCATGAAAAGCATCAAGGATTGTTGATTCGTTAAGAATCAAATTATCCTTAGAAGGTTGTATCAGAGCAGATTCCTTTATAATAGAGGCTCTGCTCTTCGTTCCAAGACCATCTCTTTTGATAGCCTCAACAATTGACCTATATGGAACTACAGTTATATATTCTTCACCGATAACTAAATAGTTCTCAACGATAGTTTTAACTTTCTTATTAAGATCATATTTTTTCTTAATATTTTTAGCCGCTGCTTTCTTGGAATCATCATGAATATTATATTCGATATTGAAAATTTCAGAAGTTATAGCTTCTGGTGTGATAATACTATTGATTAAAAGATCTATAACTCTTGCTACTTGAGGAATTGCCCTTCTAAAGATTTCATAATCTGCAAGAGTTTCATAAAATCTTTCGTTCATCATTATTTGATTCTTGAGTTCCATAAAAATATTTTTATTTTCGGCAACTATATCAAAAACACTTTCATTTTTCTTATTATCAATTCTAGATCCAGAAGCCAAGCCAAATGAATTTAACCTGGCATTGTTATAAATACTTCCTCTTACAGAAGATCTTAAAGATTCTTCATCCTGTTTAGTTAATTGGTTCAATGTATTCAACATTTTTTCAGTGGAATAAAGATCTTTAGATATTCCGTAAGTGGAGAAGTTTGTGAGTCTGGTAAGCTTAGAAATATTGTCCAAAATAGAATTTGAATTGGTTGTTAAAGAACGTTGATCTTTTTTCTTATCAGCCAACTTTAGTCATCTCCTTCTAACAAGTATAGTACGTTGAACATATTGATTATTTGATAATCTGGTTTATTGACTGTCGTTACAGTTAAAAATATTAACGACCTATCATCTTTATAAGGAATACATTTTATTGTAGCAACATCTCCCTTAGTGACATTTTGAAACGTTGACTTAGATAGCCTCATAAAAAATTTATCATCTTCAATTGTTATCGGAAGTTCCGATTTATTAATTTCTTTATAAATATCAATTTTGAATTCTTTTGAATTTTCAAAATCCAAATTTTTAACTGAATTTAAAATAGACAGGATCTTCTCATTAAGTTCAGTCTTTTGAATATCAAGTTTTATACAATAAAAATTATCTTTTTTATAAATAAGACCCATTACTTTCTTGAAATTAGCATCATTATACAATTCTTTAGGGCTACTACAAGTATACATAAATTCAATCTTGTCTTTTGAGAAAATGATATCTTTTATTTCGAAAAATTTTGCAGCCACTTTAAATACATCAGGAACAATATCAAATTTGAAAGGATACATATCCAAAACATCTTTTTCTATTTTCTCAGAAAAAGTAATGAACGATGCAATTCCTTCCTCATATGAGGAGAATACGCCTTTTGAAAAATTAAATCTTTCTGCCTTAAACTTACTCAATGTGCCTACAATTTTCATAAAAGATTTATAAAAGGTATTAATGTTCATATTCATTACCGCCTTTTCTTTTTATCATCTATTAGTGGTTTTATGATTTATACATTAAAATTATGGTTTAACAGAATATTAAGGAAAAATATTGACTACTCTTAGTGAGGAGGAACTAAAATGGCTGATACTCTTAAGGATAGGCTGAGAGCCTTCCTCGAAGGAACGCATGAAGTCGCCGTCAAAACAAATGACAATGTCGCCGATGATCAGGAACCTATCGGCGAAGATTGTGTCACTGAAGATATGAAAGCGGAAGCTACTATTGCCTCTATTGTTGAAATGGCGCAAAACTATGCACTTGAATTGGCAGCAGAATTTATCAAAGAAAACGCACATATCCTGGTTCGTGACGGCCTGTTGACGGAAAACGTGGCCGGCCAATCGTTTGTCGTCTTATCCCGCGAATCTCAACGCAGTAAAGCAGAACGTCTTCTTCGGATGCAAATGGCCAAAAAAGCTGGCGACCCTCGCTATTTCAAAATTGCCGCACTTCGCCGTCGTATCAAGCAACTGACGAAAGAAATCCATAACGACTCCCGTTACAGTGAGGCGCGGTCCATCGTTATGAAGCGCGAACTGCGCAAAATGCCGAACGCTGCTCAGCTGTCGGCAAAAGGTACATTCGGTTCTCGTAAACTGGTCTAATTTGAAAATTGATGATGGCTAGCATTAGTCATCATCAGTTTTCTTTCAAATATATATTATTATATTGTGCGTCATGAATCACTTTATAATAAGAAAGGGAGACCGAAATGGGCAAGAAAAAAATCAAGATGAAAAAGAAATTTAACGACTCCAATAGCAATTTCAAAAGTTGGGCATTTAATCTTGCTAAAATTGAAGAGAAAATTCGAGAGCAAGATGAAAATGGTGTATTCCCATTTAAATGGCATAGAATATATCCAGTGATAAATGAATTTGATTCCATTGAAGAATATGATACTTATATCGAAGCGTTGATTAAAGGAACTAAAAATCTTCTGTCCGAATCTAAAGATGAATTGAGCAAATTGACTATAGCATTTAAGTTTAACTCTGATGATGATTTCTATGAAATGAACTTTATCAAATTTCTTTTCAATATTATCATGTGGAGACCGTTTATTGTATCTGGTATCCCGGTAACTGAAAAAGATGTGTTTAACGCTGAAGTGTTTCACAATAAAAAATATGAAGAATATTTTAACAATTTTGCAGACAAGTATAGAAATAATTTTACTATGCCTGAATTTTCTGAAATTCTGTTTGACATCCAGGTATACTTTAACAAGATTGCCGTGGAACTCGGTCCTCTGTTCGGCAATTCCATATCTATTTATGATATGGTAAAGATGGCTAAAAGGAATAACGAGATTAATGCAATAATGAACACTGAAATCGACCTGAAAAACTTCAAAGTTGATGAGGTTGAGAAATTCCTCATTAAAGAGACTGACAGATTCTTTCAAATTCTTATGAATGAATCTGATAAAAATAATCCGTTGAAGCCTCTTATTCGAGCAAATGTGGGTGTGAATAAACGTCAAGTTCAAGAAATTTTTATTCATCTTGGTTTTAAACCTGATTTGACTGGTTCTACAATTCCTCTCACTACAAACAGTAACTTCACTACTTATGGACTGAAAGATGCAAAAGCATTGTATATAGATGCACAAGGTGCAAGAAAAGCTGCAATTATGCAGCTTGCTGTCAGTGATTCGGGCTATTATGGAAGACATCAAAGCTTTGTGACTTCAAATGTCACTCTCCATGAAGATCCGAAATATTCTTGCAATACAAAGAATCTTCTCAATGTAAAGATTGAATCTTCTCTTGACTTGGAGCTGTTTGAAGGAAGATTCTATAAAGTTGGAGAAAAACGCTATAAGGTTATTACAACTAAAGATACGCATCTCATAGGAAAAACTTTGCAAATCAGAAGTCCTATAACTTGCGCTAATAAACATAATAAAATTTGTAAAGCATGTTATGGGACTCTTTATAATGTAAACTATGGAATGCATGCTGGTCTGTTTGCAGCGATTGACTCTAATGAAAGTAAAACTCAACGTCAGTTGTCTGCAAGGCATGCCCTCGCAACAACAAGTGCTTCTATCAACCTTATTGATGACAAGATGTTCTTGATCAATCAAAATGGTTGGCTGTTCAGCTTGAATGGGGATATTGATAGAAGTAAATATTCTGTGGTGTTCAATGCTTCTGATGTACTGATGGAAAACCCGTATAACTATGATCAAGTTGATAATTATTACGTTAACAAACTGGTCTTTAAGAATATCAAGACTGGAGAGAAATTTGAAGTTTATGAAGAGCAGAATACTCAGATGTATATCAGTAAGCAGGTATATAATGCTCTTCGGGATAGAAAATTCTTTAATATGGATGGAGATGAAACTGTAGAAATTCCTTTGGATGAATTTGAAGTCGACGAACCGTTTGCGTTCCTTCGTATTTCGAATGCGGAGCTCGCAAAGCCTCTGAAAGAGTTGGCAGGGTTTATTCAGAAAGGCAAGAAACAACTTGAAGGTGTCTCTGACTATCATGAATTTGCTGCCAAACTTAACAGGCTCTATAGATATGGTGGTATGAACATCCCATCTGTTCACATTGAAATGCTTATCAGAAACCTTATCAGGAGAGTAGACAATGAACTGGAAATTCCGGACTGGACAGTCGAACAAACTCCTGATATGTATAAATTGATGTCTCTTAATGACTCTATCATTCACTCCAACTCTGTAACTCTTGGACTGATGTTTGAGAAAGTTAGGAGGCAACTGAAGATGCCAAGCACGTATAGAAAACGCGGAACGTCTATATACAGCATCCTGTTTATCAACGAACAATAATTTTAAGGGGGAGGTTCGCCCTCCCCTATAATTATTATACCGAAGGAGTGAATTTAAATGGATCTTACTGCGGACGATATTATCCCTGGAAAAGAGTATGTATTGAAACGGGATTTTATTCAATCCCCTCAAATTCGTCATAATTTTGGAACTATTGTAGTTGCTCTTAAACGTAAATCAAATAATAGAGAAAAAGTCATGGTTAAAATAAAAGGTTCCAAAAATGGCGGATTCATGGTTCCTATTTCTATTTTAGCCAGGAAGAGTGAGTTGATTAATGAACAATGATCAAAAATATTACAAAGAATATATTCTTGAAGAAAAATTTGATGGGCTTGATATAACAGGGAAAAATGTTTCATTTGAAAAAGGGTTTAAAATTATTGTATCTGAAATTGTAAATAATTTGGTTAAAATTGAAGATATACATGTTCCAAAAGGTTATGAAGTTTCTGATTGGAAACATAAATTCATAGGATCAATTTTTCCGAAAAAGTACTTTAATAAAAAATCAAAAGAGCCTATTTTCTCTGTCAATTTAACTAATATTACAGGAGTTAATGATATATATGCTTTGAACTATGAAACTTTAATTGAATTGCGTCGGTTATTTAAAAATAAAAACTTAAAATCTGAGGTTATATTCCATAAAACATTTTACAATGAAAATATATGCTTTGAAATACTTATCGACTTTTCTCAATATTCTTCTATGAAAATAATGAACGAGCGTATTTCAAACAAAGTATTTGATCAGTTTGAATATCTAAAGGTAATTTTTGATAAAACAGGAATAGTGTCTGTTGGGGAAGAATTAAGAATCCTTGAACGACAAGTGAGAAATATTTAAAAGCGGGAGTATCCACATGTTCGGCTGTGAAAAAGTTTACGTTATCGACTCGGATTTACCAATATACAATGACGAACTTGATGAATGGGATACTATACCAGGTGGAACTAAAATTGAGTGTATTGTGACTGTAAATAATATGGTACGTATTGAAAAGATCGCTACACCCACTTCTGATAAAAAATATGAAAAATACATTGGTCAATACTTGCCAGAAATATACTTTGAGAAACATGCAGGGAACTCATTTTCAGTGTTGGCTTGACCAGTGAAGATGGAATAAAAGAAGAATATATCACAAATTATGACCAGCTTTGTAATTTGAAACACCATTTTTATAATAAATTTAAAGTTAGAGCGTCCATTTATAAAAATAAATATATCGATTGGTACAGGTATTATGAAATTATCATTGATTTTTCAAAGTATGTTAAAATAGAAGTTAAATACACTGATAGTGATGTTAGAAAAAAAGTTTATTCTAATCATAGTTGTCATATAATCTTTAATAAGATAGGAATTATAGAAAAATCTATGTTATACGAGAAAGATTAAAATTTTCTGAAAGAAAGGGAAATTGTTTATGTTCAAAAAGATAAAAAAATTGTTTGAGGTGAGCCAAAAGGTAGACAACCTTCAATCCGCGGTTGATAAAATGGCTGAGCAATTAAGTGTATTGGTAAATAGAAAACCTGTAAGATATAAAGAAATTGCTCTTACAGGTGATATAACAGATTACGAACAACTGCGTATTTTGTTTGAAGAAAAATATTACAAAGATGCCATTGATAAATATGCAGGAATAAAAGATAATCTTCAAGAATGCATTATTCAATATGATAAAGTTTTGTATTTCAATAAAGTATCTATAAATTTTGTAGAGGCAATATCAAAATTATACGAGCTTTTCACATTAAGTTCTTATATATTAAATATTCTTTTCAAGGATTCTACAGTAAATTCTTTTGGATTTTATGCTGTAAATAATAGAATTTTCTATGAAAGTTCTGTAGATATTCCTTATATTGATAGAGATAAAATTAATCTTTTAGATTATGAAGATGATGTTGATGAAGACCATTATATTATAATCAATATGCTTAAAGATAAAATAGTTATTGTTACTCCTCATGAAGATTTTGAAATAGAAAACCGATATCGGAAAACAGTAATCAGGGTCTTGTACTCAATTTATGCTGAAAAATATTATCTGTATCATCTTGCCCATAAGAATGAATCTCATCACATATAATGAAATAAGGCGCAGTTTAATTACTGCGCCTTATTTTTTTTAATCTTAAAAAATAAATTATATGAAGACCTAAAATAAAAATAAATAGAAAGGTGTGCTAAGATGGAGCTTCTTGTACTGGGTTCGACAAAACAAGGGTACAATATTGCAATTGATGACGCGCTAAAATTTTCTTCATACGCAGCTGGAGTATGTTATATGAAAGAAGATGTTGAAGATATTTTGAACGAAGATATCGAAAAAACTAAAAAAAGAATCGATCTCACATTGAATAACGGACATCACTCCGTATTCCAGCATGTCCATTATTCTTTGGTATTCAAAGATATTCCAAAAATCGTTGCCATGCTCATCAATAATGAACGTCCATACACGACTTCTGAGAAGTCTGCAAGATACACTGTCATGGATAAAGTCCCTGACAAAGAACGTCAGAGATATAATAAATGGAGATCTATTTTCAAAGAACTTATTGCGGCCGAATATCCTCTTCTGGATAAACGTCATGTGGATAAACTTGCAATGGAAAATGCAAGGTATATGATTAGTGTATTTACTCCAACTACTATGGTATATACCACAAACTTGTGTCAGATTAATTATATTATAGAAATGCTTGTAGCATTTGTTCAAAAGACTTTTTCATATGAAAATCATCCATTTATGGATCGTCTTAGAGAAAGTATTTATGATTTTCTTCAAGTTCTGAAGCCTTTCGAAATCGAAGGAATGAATAGAAAAAATAAAAATGTTGACCTCTCTATGATTAAATTTAGATATCATGAAGGAGAGTTTAATCATTATTTTGGAGATGTTTATGATACCTATTATTGGGCCTCATTTGCACAACTTGCTCAGGCTCATCGCCATAGAACTCTCCATTATAATATTTTCCTCAATAATCTTGAGGGTATGAATGATAAAACTGAATTGTACGTGCCAAGAATTATTCAAGATACAAGCTATAAAGATGAATGGTTGAACGATTTGAGAACTCTTCCTGTAGATTCATATCCGCAAGCTACTAAAGTAATTGTTCGCGAAAGAGGTCTCTATGAACATTTTATTCTTAAATGCCACGAAAGACTTTGTTGCCAAGCTCAAAATGAGATTATGACACAAACTGCTGAAACATTTAAACTATATAAAAAACATCTTGAGCAAACTGATCCCGATCATCGGATGCATATTGATTTTCAGCATGTTAATCCTGACAATCTTTCTAAAACACAATTCAAAGGTATGTGGTGTGCAGGGAAATGTAATAATTTTGGTCGTCGATATGCATTGAACAGAAAAGCATAAATTTGTAAGAAACACCTGTTTTTCGGGTGTTTCTTTTTTATTTTTACTTGAACTATATGATGATAAATTTTTATTTACCAAGGAGGTCTAATATGCCCACATTAAAATTTAAAAGACATATCATCTGTGATATTTTAATTGTATAACTTTTGTACATGGTTTTCGGATTGGTGGTACTTAAATCTATCGATTAAGATAGATTAAATATAAACAAAGAAAGACGGGTGCCAAATGGACACCATAGTGGCAAACTTCTCATATTATTCAATACCAAATTTCAAAAAAGAAAACTTAAAAGAATTGACCACTTTGGAAAAAAGGCTTAGTGTTTATGAAAAGCGCATTTTCAAATATGTGCCTATCGGTTATTATTATAATAAAGATACCAATGAATTGAGAATACCAAGAGGATATCCGCATAAGGATATTCTCCGTTATTTTAACTTCGAAAGAAAGATAGTAACAAATTTTAAACCTCAAGAATATGATAAAATTGATATAAAGCTTTATCAGCAGCCAAGGGAAACACTTCAAGTTGAAATGATTTCATTTCTTTGCGGTCTTGGAAAGCATTCTTATACCGAAAAATATTCCCAAGTATTCTGCGATCTTCATACAGGTAAGGGTAAAACGTATTGTTCAGTTGCCGCGTTATCATATTTTAAAACTAAAGCCGTTATATTCATTCCTTCAAAATTGAGTAAACTTATTGATCAGTGGAAAGAAGCTTTTATATCATATACAAATAAAAAAGAAAGTGATATCCTTGTCGTAAGAGGATCTGAGATGTGCGAAGATATAAGGAATGGTAAATATCCGAATAAGGAAATTTTTATTATAACTAAAGGAACGGTTTTATCCTATGCAAACAGCCATGGATGGGATAAATTCCAAGAAATGATTGAAAAGACGAGAGCTGGAGTTAAGATTATAGATGAGGCGCATATGGATCTTAGAACCAATGTGCTTATTGATTGTCATACAAATGTGAAGAAAAATATATATCTTACAGCCTCTGCTTATAGAGGAGACAGATTTGAGAATCAAATTTTCAAAAAGATTTTTTATGAAGTTCCTATTTATGGAAAAGAGCTTGTAAGTCCAGATGAGAATTATATTATTATGCTCATATATCAATTCAAACATAAGCCATCAGTTAAACAACGTGCCGCATGTAAAGTCAAAGAAGGACTATCTGCTGTAAAATATTCTGAATATCTTGTATCTAAAGAAGGTGCGAGATATCAATTTTTTACAGCTTTAAATAGAGCTATTCGAGACATATTCGTTCGGAATAGAGAAAAGATAGATTACGTCAACCTCGAAAAAATTGAGAATGGTAATTACGTAAGAAATAAAAATGGGTTTATCACCATAAATAGAAATGAAAGATTTAAAGGAAAATTATTGATACTTGGTGCAACTATTGATTTCCTCAAAACCATACGAAAATTTCTTGAAGTTAATTTTCCTGAGTATAGTGTTGGGCTGTATTCAAGTGAAATAAAAGATATCAAAGAACGCGAAGCTGAACTTAATAAAGATATTATTTTGGCCACAGAAAAAGGAATAGGAACAGGCGCGAATGTTCCTAACCTTCAGGTAATGATAAACTTAATACCATATAGCAATCCAGTATATGCAAACCAGCTTCCGGGGCGGTGCAGGCAGATTCCCGGAAAGAATGTATATTACATCGAAATAGTTAATATAGATTTTGATGAAGCAGCTGCTCAATATACTAGACGAAGTAAATATCTTGTTGAGAAAGCAAAAGGAAATAAACTCATTACAGTATTAATTACCTAGCATTTTTGCTATAAATATATATTATTTACTTGTAACATGGGAGGGGAGGATTAATGTATGCCTATTAAAAAGTCGAAACCAAATCACAATAAACTTTTTCTAAGATTCCCGGATATTGTATTGACGATACGGTTTGAAAACGATAAAATCAATCTTGTGAAAGGAGATTGTATTAAACTTATTATTGGGCCAAAGATATCTATTTTGGCGAAATTGGTCTCTGATATTGAACCTGATGAAACTCGTCAAAATGCATATAAAGTCGACGTTGAGGAAGTTCAAAATGAAGATACAGAAGTAAAGGAAGTGTTCACTATTTGAGGATTTATTATGATTAAAGTAACTAAAAAAGAACTTGTGGATGTTATAAGCATCCCAATAATGAAACTTAACAACAACGTCATTTTGTATCACAAAGTGAAGTTGGCACAGCAAGACAAATTCGGAAATAGAGATTATTATCATAAAGAATTTAGTTATCAGTCAAGATATAAAGACCATAATAGGGTTTCAACTTTAAGGTTAACCCATTCTTCAATACTTTCGATACAATTTAAGGATGAAATATATTCAGATTCTCTTATACTGAATATAACTAATCGTGATTTCTTTTGTAAGTATCTTAAGAAAATAAACAAGATTTTGAAGAAAGACGATTTGATAATTAAAGTGGGCGATACTTATAAGATAAATAGCCAATATACTTCTAACGATATAGTTGAATTCTATAAAGATAAGTTTATAACCGTAAATCCAATTTTGGTTATGAACGAAGAATATGGTGAACCAGAAGTCATGATCCAATTATGTTTGGACTATAAAAATTCTACTTATGTAGATATCAAAGAAGATCGATTTAAAACTATGATGAAATTTATAAAGAAATTTGATTTTCATCTTTCAGGTTTGATAGCGATAACCTATTTACAGAGTGCAGATATAGGAAAATTTGAGTATGAACTATCAAGAACTTTATTAGAAGACTTTGATGAACATCGACCGCCAGAAATTAGACTAGATAATACTGAACATACGGGGATGGAAAAATTAAAAACACAAAGTCCTTCGTTTAGTAAAACAAAGGGCTGGTAAAAGGAAGGGTTGAGCGGGCATGTCTTTCATTGATATCGACTTCGATATCGAAAACGAAGACTTTGGGGATAAAAAATTCGGTTTGAATATTCAAAGCCTCTCCAATAAAATTATCAAAATTGGAGACTATATGTATAGAGTTTATAAGTTTAAAGATGTTGAGGAACTGGAACTTGGAAATGCTTATATTTTCGGAGGTACTAAAGGAAATCTTTCAATAAGTTATCCATATGTGTTTCCTTTCATGGGTAAGTACAAGAAAGGATCTCTGGAACCAGGGATCTATCTCGATAAAAATGATAAAATTGTTGTTGTTTATCCGAGGAATGATAGGGAAAGGAAGATCTACCATATTTCTCGGATATTTGAAATAACTCCGGATACTATTAGAGAAAAACTTAACGAATATCTTAATGAAGTGACTGTAGAAGAATTGAAAAGTGCAGGGAATGTATTTGAGCCCGAAATTAAAGAAGAAGATGATACTGGTATTAAAGCAGTTAGGCTTGCACTTATTGCAAAACAGATTGATCTCCATCAATATCTCAATCGATTGGAGAAAAACTGGGATAGAGCAAATACAAAGAAAGCCCTTGAAAAAGGAAGTACTCTGACTTTCTTTAAACTTGATGAATATTCGAGACTATTTGATTTCAACTATGGTATTTTGATATTTGATAAATCTACAGCAAAAGATCCTATCTCCAAAGACGGGAAGGCTATCCTTGTATTCAACGATGAGTATTTCCCGATCAATGATGAGAATATTGAAGTTATCACGACTCCAGAAGACCTTAAGAAACTCTGGTAAATTTAGGAAGGCTATGGTTTATTTATACCATAGCCTTCTATTATACCCTTATAAGAGACGAATCAGAAAAAGGAGGAATAAAATGTCGTTTGAAAGTTCCTTTGTAGATTCTCTTTTACTCCTTGTAAGAGAAAAAGTAAAAGAAAAATATCGTTTGAATATAAAACGACATCAAGTTATTTCGTTTTTTGTTTATGACCCTACAATTATCAAACAAATTCTGAAAGCTTGTAAATTTAAGGATATTGGAAATGTCTATGATTATCCTAAAATCTTTTCCACATCTCGGACTATAAATGGCCACGATTTTGCTCATAATTTTGAAAATTTCCAAAGAATTGGTGTATCTAAGAAATTGAATGCAGCTGTTATTTATACTTTTTATGAATATTCATATCATTGCATGATTGTAATCGATACGAAAAAGCTTAAAAAGTTTTCTAAAATTATTAAACCCATTATCAGTCAAGATCTTTCGCAGATTAATATCTTTGATGGAATTGATTTTGAATGCAAAGCTGGTCAATACATTGAAATTTCAAAATCTATGGGAAATTCCCCTAAGCCAGTTGATACAGTTAAAAAGAAAGTTGCTGATGAGAAACTCGTCTTTGAAGAAAAATCCGTTCTTAAAGAAGTTATTGAAGATATCACATCATTTTTCTCAGATGAAACTAAAGAATTTTATAGGAAAATGGAGATTCCATATAAGAGAGGAGTTATCTTGTATGGACCTCCTGGTACAGGAAAATCTGCTCTGATTAGAGAACTTATTCGAAGAATTGATAGTCGTGTAATAAAAATTGTTATTAATCCAAATATTTCATTTAATATTACATCTGTATTGTCTTCTCTTCTTAGATCACTGAACGGGAAATCAGCTATTATTTTCATTGAAGATATGGATTCCCTTATTTCATATGAAAATCGTTCAGAATTTCTGAATCTGCTTGATGGTATAGATGTTAAATCCGGTTCTTACATAATCGGAACTACAAACTATCCAGAAAGAATTGATCCTGCATTCGTAAACAGAGCAGGGAGGTTTGATAGAGCTTATAAAATTGAAAACCCGTCCTATAAAACTAGAAAGATGTTCTTTGAAAGTAAAAATCTTAATGAAATTTTTAATTATGATAAAAATATAAATAACCTTTTCGCAAAGTATACTGATGGTTTGCCAATGGCATCACTTAAAGAAGTTATTACTGCTACAAAATATACTCTTGCATCCAATCCTGATATATCTATAGAAGATGCAATTAAAATTGCCACAAGTAGATTGAAAAATGACAAAGAAGCACATATAGAATCTATAAGGAATTATAATAAATTTAAAAGGAATAAGCATATGCGGAATCATCCTTATCATAAAAATAATAATTATGTTAGAGAATTTGATCTTCCAATGGGTGATTTTGATCCTGATTATCCTGGTGAAAATGGATCTTTTGATATTGATATGATTACTATGAATAATGATGAACTTGAAGAGAAATCTGTTTCTGAATTTATTGGATGTATGAAAATTGTTCCAAAAGAAGATGCTGAAATTAAGTTCACATCGTTTTATTCGTATAAATAATTTCATTAATATGGATACAAAATCCATCTAAAGAAATTCAAATGGCTGCTATAGACAAAAATGCAATGGCAATTGGTTATATCGACAACCCTGATGATGAGGTGCAAATCGCTGCGGTAAAAAATGGCCAGATGTCATTGCAGCAATTAAAAATCAGTGCAAGGAAGCACAACTTATTGCAGTACAAAGCGGTTATAAATATGCTGCATATATTATTAACCCTGATAAAGAAGTTCAAATGGAAGCTGTTAAAAATGATATAAGAGCTATCGGTCTTCTTCAAAAAATCGATCCAGAAGTAATGGAATATGTATATACTGAAATATTGAAAATCAAATTATCCGTACAAACGAAAAAACATATTGAAGAGGAACAAAGGGGAGAATAAAATGAGTTTTAATATGGAAGAGGCGATCTCCACTATTAACGGTGGAGATCGCCATAAAATTGAAAAACTTTTAGAGAGTCACCCATTTCTTATTGCATTTATTGATAATCCTGATGAGGAGCTTCAGCTTATTGCAACTAAAGCCAGAGGAGAGGTTATAAAATATATTAAAAATCCAAGTAAAAAGGTTCAATTAAATGCTATTGAAAATGGATGGCTTATTCTAGATCATATTAATGATCCTGATGAAGATATTATATGGGCTGCTATTCAGAAATCTGGTACAAATATAGCATGTATTAAAAATCCGACTAAAGAAATGCAATTAGCTGCCGTGCGTCAATGCGGTCAAGCTATTTTGTTTATAGATAATCCCGATAAAGATGTTCAATTAGAAGCTGTGAAGCAAGATGGTTCTGTGATTGGATTCATCGAAGATCCTGATGAAGATGTGAAGACTGAAGCTATTATGAATTATCCTTATGCTATACAGTTTATTAAAAATCCTAGTAAAAAACTTCAGAAACTCGCGGTAGAAAAATGCGGCGATGCCATCAAATTCATTATAGATCCAGATGAGGAGATTCAATTGGCTGCTGTTAAGTCGGACCCCTATTCTATAATGCATATAAGTGATCCGACTAAAGCAGTACAATTGGCTGCTGTTGAACAAATAGCTAGTGTTATTATGTTTATTCAAAACCCAGATAAAGAAGTTCAGTTTAAGATAATTGAAATGGATATAAATATGGTTCAATCTATAAGGAATATACATCCTGAAGTAACTTCCTATTTGAGAAAAAAATTCAGGTGACAAGGGAGGAAACCAAATTACTGTTACTCTTGAGGAATTACTAGGCATTGGCCAGGAATATGAAAATTTTAATTTTAAACAAGTGATCTCCACTATTAATAGTGGAGATCACAATAAAATTAAAGATCTTTTGAAGACATTCCCATATCTTATTGCGCTCATTGATGATCCGGATGAAGATATACAGTTATTAGCTGTCAAGAAAGATTTAATGTCGATAGAATTTATTTATAAACCTACAAAAGAAGTTGAAATGTATGTGGTAAAGACTAAAAGTAATTTGATAAAATATATTACAATTCCTGATAAGGATATTCAATTGGTAGCAGTAAAAGATGATCCAAACAATATTGAATTTATTAGGAATTCGCACCCTGAAGTTATTGATTATCTTAAAGAAAATTTTAAAGTAAAGAAGAGCCGTAAAAAACAAATTTGTTGAAGGCGATAATTAGTATAATTAAAACTGCAAAATTTTTATATAGAAAGTTATGTGAAAGATTAGGATAAATAAAAAAAAGGGGTGTAGTATCCCCCGTTTGTTTTTTTTACTGTAAGTAGGGATTATATTGAATATATATTATTGCAGTGAAAGCAGTAGGAACTGCTTAATATTTTAAAGGAGGAAAATAAAAATGGAAATGGTAAAAACCGTGGTAAAAAACGCATATCTTCATTTCGATTATGTCATCTTGACAATTCTCGGGTTTCTGATTATCTTCAACCAATTCCAACCCTTTGACGATCATTTCGCGCGATCGCTTGTTGCAATCATTCTTGGAATTGAAGTGTTCATTATTGCTTTTGTGGAACTCGGAAAAGAAGATTCTTTTTGGGTCAGATTCTTCAGACGGTTCTCCAGGTTTGATGTCGTATTCTGTACGCTTCTTCTCGTATTTTATGTAGCGGCGTGCAACAATTGGTTCTACCTTGCATATTGATTTACAGTTAATACATATTTAGAAATTTTACATGAAAATATTGTTACTAAAAAAGAAATTGGTACTTGTGCTGCTTCGATGAAGAGACTTATTTCTATTGTAAACGGAATAGCAATAACGAGGGGATATTTATTCCCCTCGTTATTTTTTTTTTCTTTTTTTAATTTTCCTGAATATCTATATAAAATATATATTATTACTATGAATAACTCTCAAAGGAGAAATAAAAAAAAATGAGTGAAGAAAATATAATAATTTCTTTCAACGGTATTCGATATAAAATACAAAAAACTGAAAATATCGATGGTGTTATTGAATACCAATGTATAGATGAATACGGTAAATTTCCTGTGTTCATAAGAACAAATGAGTATAATATTTATAATTATAAAATTGGCGATGGATTAACTGAAGATGAAGAATGGAGATGTGTTCATTCAAGAGATAAATTAATAGATGATTTTGTTGATGAATGTTGTGAAATGGATATAGTTGACGGAAATGATATAGTTAACAATTGGACTAGAAGTGCTGAAGCATTATTGAATTATATAGGATGGGGGAATTTTTGAAATAAAAAAGAGGGAATAGCATCATCGGCTATTCCCTCTTTGAAAAAAAAAA